TTAGCTGTTAATTTTCTCCAGTAATGCCTGGAGCATCTTTTTCATTTCCTTGAGTTCCATATCCAACTTATGCACCTTCGCTTGGATGTTCGCGTTTGAATTATCCTTGCCTTTGGTTTTCTTCTCTTTACCCGTGCCGGTCAGGATCCAGTCGATGTTATAGCCGTACTTATCAGATAAGGCGCCTAAAAGTTCCTGAGGGGGCAAGGTGTGGCCATTTTCAACATGAGAAATAGTTTTGACCGTCAATCCAGAATCTTTGGCTAAATCCTGTTGAAGAGCATCGGTGGTCTTGCGTATGGTTTTTATCCGGGCGCCGATGGCCTTTAAATCGTGTTGCTGCATGACTTAAGTTGCTTTAAATTAGGGTTTTATAATTTAGTAAATAATTGTGTTTAAAAGATGTGAATGTTTGTGTATCACACTTTATGGGTATAATTGAGACGCTCGATCAAAAATTGTCATCGTTGGAATTTGAACTTAGGAACTCCTTATAGGATTTAATTATTCCTTGTATCCGTTCATCTATAGCTTGGAAGTAAGATCTGTTTTCCTTAGGAAATCTCTTATTGCTTAAATATGTTTGATATCCCTTGTCGATCGAAATATAATCTGAATCACCGCTAGCTGCTACTAACCCATAACCAGATGATCCCAATATTTTATTTTTGAACTTATAAAGCCTTATTCTTGACTTATTATCCTTCACTGTAATTTCAACCATGAACGACATTCGTTGGGAAGTAGACATGAATCCCTTGGGTGTGTAATCAAAACGGCCAGATCCAACTATTGAACCAGCAACAGGATCTTTTATCTGTATAACCTCTTTGGAGTCTACAAAACTTTCTGCCATCCATTTAAGTGAAGCGTTGTAAAGCGATTCTTTAGATTTTGAACCAATGCTGTCAATGACAGATTCATAATAAACCAGGCCGTCTTTTGTGGGAAGAATCACTTTAGCAGTGTCTTTTTCTTTTTTCTGCCCAAATAGCTGAACAGTTGAGGTGACAAAAAGCAGTGTAAGTAGAATTTTATTCATGTGTGTTTAATTAAAAAATTTTCAGGCTTATACTCCGCGTAATGGCCGGTCCACTCTATGCCGGTGCATACCTGCTTAAATGTTCCGTCGGCAAACTGTAGGCTCGTTTTTAGCTTCCAGTTGCGCGTTGCAATGTCGATCTGATCAGGTAGCGCCTGCACCACCTGTTCTATTCGTTTCTTGTTAAAATTCGGGCAGCTGTCCAGGTGCTTTAATTGGGCCTCCTTTAACAGTGTTCCAAGGATCTGCTGCTTATCTATTTTCCAGTTACCATCCACCAGGGCGCCAAACGAAAACCACCCGGCCGCAGTATGGTAGAAGTCTGGCATTATCTGGACAGACTTCAGTCTGTTGCATCCCCAAAAATCCTGTGCACAGTATGCTTCCGGGTCCGCTACAGTTTGATATTGCTTAAGGCAATACATCAATTCTTGCAGGTCGTAGTATATCCGCTTGATATCTGCCCTGCCTGCTACCGGCCGATCTTTGATCTTAAACTCAAAAGATGCCCAGGTTACTGCGTTTGCAAATATGATTTGAAAGGAATCCCACAGGCTAAGCGCTTCCATATAGGAAATGGTGAGCGTGTAGCGTCCATCAGCGAAGGTGAATTCATTAAACCTGCCACATTCCCGGACCACCTGACCGAATGAGCCAGAGCGAGACTTTGAAAATGTGAGTGTAAGGTCCATTAATTTCTTTTGTCTATCCAGCCGTTTATAAGCCAAATATTTTTTATTTCAGATTTCGGCATCTCCATATCATCGTAGTTCGGGTTTTCGCTTTTTAAAAGTAAAAATCTTTCATCTTGATGCTTGCGAACATACTTCAGGAATCTAGATCCGTCCTTACATGTAATACCATATATCTGTCCGTACTCCAGGTATAAGTTCCAATTTTCCCGCTTTACTCCAAACAGAATATTCCCAGACTTGATCCGAGGCTCCATGCTATCCCCGTACGCCCGGAAAGCTGTGCTTCCTGAAAATTCAGGAACGTCCATATAGTACTCAGGGTAGATAGTTTCGTCATCATAGTAAAGTTCCGCGTTACCGGCTATAAAGTCCGCATTGTAGAAGGGTATTAATCCTTCTGGTTTTTTGTGGTTTTGAGAGCTAGTCATTAGTTGTTTAGTGTCTGGCTTCATAGGTGGTGGTACCGTCTTAGCCGTATTATCATTATCAAAGTTTCTATAAGTTGTTTCAAATAATATAAACTTCTTTATATCCGGATCTATGATCTCCATCCTATCGTAGATGTCATCCGGCATTTTCACTTTCCCGTTCACTACTTGGGAAAAAGCTGATTCATTTGTATATCCAAGTAGTTCCCCGACCTTCTTTTGGCTTAATGATTTCGATATTTTTAGATGTTCGAGAGCAAGTTTAAATACTTGTAAATCAGTCATGTGAGAAATTTATAAAAAACTTTATATAAAGAACTTGTATTTCATTGTAAAGAACTTTATATTTGTATTGTACAATAAAACAAAGGTAAATATAATCAAACAGGCAACAATAGCTAACAACTACTAAAATGACAGTTAACAGAATACCCGCAGGATTAATTGATAACAACACAGAGTTCTTTACTGTGATGAATGGACCGGAGCCGAGGGCTATGTGCCTGTACGGAGGCAAGCCTTACTGTTATCAAACAACTCCTGATTGTAGGAAGGAAATTGTCAGACGTGACATGAAGGCTAATCCGGTTAAAGAAGCGGCTATCGAAAAGATGGTCGGTCCGGATGAGGATAAGAAGCTGGAGAAGTACATCATGTGCAACTACGGTGCGCTAAACGACGATGCTGACATCGACGAAAACGACAAGCTGTCTCAACCTGAATACGTGCCCTGCCCAAATAGAGGAAAGTGCGAGCAAGAGGGAATAGCATGTAGTAACATCCTGGTGGGGACTGCTCTGCTAAGTAAGCGTGAAACCCCTGTGTTTAGATTGGTTAACCTGGAGGATAAGGAGATTGCAGAAAAACTATTCATTTCAGTCCACACGGTTCAAAACCACTTTGCAAACATCAGGATGAAGACCGGATTCAAAGACAAGAACGCAATGATCTATTGGGCGACAAAAAAAGGCATTATATAATGGTAAAAGTAAACGTGGTTAGAATACCAAAGAGAGTAACGTGGACCTCTCACATTGAAGGTCTGGAAGTCGGTAGACAATTTTATGCTGATTACTCCCAGTTGAATACGATCAGCTCTTTGATCAGTGGAAGAATTAAACTTAAGCATCCTGAACGGGTGATCAAGACCGAAAAAGAGACAGTTAACAAAGTGGATTATTTAAAAGTATGGAGGGAAGAAGACTTATGCCAGAAGTAGCAATCGTAGACAACAGGATTTTACTCAACCTGATTTCAAAGATCGAAGAGATGGGCAACTATGTCGAAGAACTTAAGGCTGAGGCCAAGAGCAAGCAGAAGCCATATCTGACCGCTCAGGAGCTCATGGAACTCACCGGGTTTGGAAAGACCTGGGTAAATGACAACAAGCAGCTGATTGGATTTACAACAGTAGGCGGATGCCTTCGCTTCAAGAGAAAAGATGTGGAAGATTTCATGGAACAGAACTACTTCAAAGCCAAGAAATAACAAAAAAGCCTCATGCAGCAACATGAGGCTCAATTAAAGAAACCAAAGTCCCCTTAATATTTAAAGCAAAACAAAGCTATGGAAAATCAAGCGTCAAAGCAAAAAGCAAATGCAGGAACAAAAGTTCTTGCTGTTTCGAGAACTGTGATCCCCTTGGAGTACGACAATTCAACACAAGGCTTCAATGATTGGGCTGCATACATCAGAAATGAGCTGCACGTGAATTTGAAGCCATCATTTGACGCTTACCAGATTGTTCCGGAGGCTAAAAAGATCCTCAACTATTATAAACACGCTCTTAATGTCCGAAAAATTTAATCTCAACCAACTGATTTCTGAGATGCTCTCAAAGATCGAATCCATGGAACAGACCTGCGCAGAGATCATGCAGGAACTGGAAAACTCACCCAAGTAAACAACAACCCTTAATAATTAAAGCAATGAAACAAATGTTAAACATGTTCATCGACAAGATGGAGATCCGAAACTTCAAAGGCGTAAAAGAATTGGTCATCGACTTCACGGACGTAACAAACATCTATGCGGCAAATGGCGGCTTCAAGACAACGATCGCGGATGCCTGGTTCTGGGCTCTGTATGGCAAAGATAGCCAGGATCGTAAGGACTTCAATATCAAAAATACGGTTGACACATCCTTAAACCGGGCTGAACACGAGGTTATCCTTCATATCACCACCGGCGGCAACCGGGATGTGTTTAAAAGGGTGTTTCGGGAGAAGTGGGTAAAACCAAAAGGGCAGAAGGATGCGGTTTACTCAGGCAATGAAAACCTTTTCTACTGCAACGACGTACCGATGCAAGCTAAGGAGTACCAGGCTAAGATCGACAGCATAATTGCCGAAGGCGCATTGAAGCTGTTGACGAACCCGAACTATTTCAATACCCTGAAATGGACTGAGCGGAGATCTATCCTGTTTGACCTAGCTGGTAACGTGTCAGATGCAGAAGTTGCAGGAACCAAGCCCGAATTTACTTCCCTGATCAGCGCGTTAAGCAACAAGTCTCTTGTTGAATATAAACGTGAAGTGTCGGCTAAAAAGAAAAAGCTGAAAGACGATATCGTTGCGATACCGGCCCGTATCGATGAATTGCAAAGATCTCTTCCGCAGGCTTTAGATTATTCGTCCATCGAGGCTGAAATTGCCGAAAAGCAAAATGAGATTGCAGGAATAGAAGCCGCGATGAATGATCGGACGGCTGCCTATGATCGGGAATATAAAAAGATCCAAACTAAGCAAAACGAGATCCATAATCTCAAAACCAAGCTTAAGCAGATAGAATTCAGGATCCAGTCTGAAGTACAATCTGCTGCCAATCAAAGGCAGCAGCGTTTTAATCAGCTTAGCAACAATGTTCAGACCCTTGAGCAGGATATAAAAAGCAAGACCCTGCTTATCCAGTCATCTGAAACGAAAGTGGCCGATCTTGCGGTTAAAACTGATCAGCTTCGTGATAAATGGGTTGCGAAAAACGAAGAGCAGATATCATTTGATGATGGCGCATTCTGCTGCCCAACTTGTAAACGCGAGCTTGACGCAGAAGATGTTGAGGCTAAAAAGCAAAAGCTGACAAGCAACTTCCTTTCTGAAAAACAGCTGATGCTTAATCTGATCGTATCAGACGCGAACAGCCACAAAAAAGAGGTTGAATCCTCAACTCAGTTGGTTTCTACCTTGAAGGCTGCACTTGCAACCCTTCAGGAACAGTTGACATCTGCTAAAGGCGAACTGGCAGCATTCGACCTTTCTCAAAATGCTGAATCAGTCGATGCATTAATTGCTAACGACGCACAATATGTTCAGCTGAGCAATGAATTAAAGCTCCTAGAGTCTGAAGCAGTTGTATCGCCTGTCATTGATCTCTTTGATCTAAAAGAGAAGCGATCGGCTATAGCTTACCAGATCGATACGCTTAAAGAGCAACTTTCAACCAGAACTCAGCGCGCGAATGGTAAGAAACGCCTTTCGGAACTTGAAGCTGAAGAAAGCAACCTTGCTCAGCAGATTGCAGACCTTGAAGGTATTGAATTTACAATCGAGGATTTTACCAGGGCAAAGATATCGATTACGGAAAGTCGGATTAATGGGCTGTTCAAGTACGTTACCTTCAAAATGTTCGACTATACAGTTGATGGAAACCCGGTTGAAACTTGTGAAACCATGTATAGGGGTGTGCCTTTCTCGGACCTAAACACAGCAGGTAAATGCTGGGCTGGTATCGACATCATTAGAACCTTGAGTGCTCACTATGGCATTTGTGCTCCAATCTTCATTGACAACAGGGAGTCGGTTACAATGATCCCTGAGATCGAATCACAAGTGATCAACCTGATCGTTTCACCGGATGATAAAGTATTGAGGGTAGCGTAATGGGACATTCAAAAGGTACATGGAAACTTGGCAACAATAACGGCGATGTAATAACAGATTGCGGTGATGGCTTTCCTCATGAAAGCGGTCATACTGCAACTGACTACTACGGGGGATTCTTGATTGCAGAGTCAATACTCAAGCCCGCCGATGCACAGCTTATAGCAGCATCCCCTGAGTTACTTGAAGCCCTCCAAATCGTTATTGGAGACATCGATAAAGGTCCTCATAACTTCACAAAAGAAGAGAAAACTAAAATCGCGAGAGCGGCAATCAACAAAGCATTAGGTAAATAATCATTCAAAAATCTTCAATCAATAAAATATGTCAACTCAACTGTCAACACAGAAAAACACCTCCTTAAGCTTCAATTTCTTTGATGCTGAACAATTCGCGGTAATGCAACGGGTATCTAAAATGTTTTCAATGTCCGAGCTCGTCCCGGACATGTATAAGCCATCGGAAAAAATCACCCCTGAAAAAGCTACAGCCAATTGCATGATCGCCTTGTCTCTGTCTCAACGTATGGGCGCTGATCCTTTAATGGTCATGCAGAACCTGGTGATTATATATGGTAGGCCATCTTGGTCATCAAAGTTTCTTATCGCCACAGTAAATACTTGTGGCCGCTTTGAAGCACTAAAATATCGCTTCAGAAATCTTGGCAAAATCGGAAAAATCACGATTACTGAATACGTCTGGAACAATGCTACTAAGAGGAAAGAGCCTAAAGAAATTGTATTTGACGGCTCTGAGATCGACAACATCGAGTGTGTTGCTTACACAAAAGAAAAAGGCAGCACAGATGTTCTTGAATCTTCGGAAGTAAGTATTAGGATGGCTATTGAAGAACGCTGGTACACCAAAGATGGCAGCAAGTGGAAAACTATGCCGAAGAAAATGCTGATATATCGTGCAGCTTCCTTCTGGACCAACGAGTATGCTCCAGAGATTTCCATGGGAATGAAAACTGAAGAGGAGGTATATGACATCGAAGATATAGAGCATGTCGAGATTCCAGTAGAACAAGCTATCAAATCCGAAATATTGGAAAACGCAAACAAACAGCCGCTATCCTTCGATAATGCTGAAGAAGTCAAAGAAGATCCAAAACCGGCTATGCAGCCAAACCAATCGTTCAACGAACCGGCTCACACACCAAACATCAACGGAACCGGTCAGGCAAAAGCTCCATTTTAATCAATCAACCGGCGGTGTAAAAGCCGCCTTTACAAATAATATGCGCTGTAAAATCTTAGGCTCCAATAGTGCCGGCAACTGCTACCTTTTTTACAATAATGATGAATGCCTGATTCTGGAATTAGGGGTGAAGTTCAGTCTGGTGAAGCAAGCACTTAATTTCAACCTTTCCAAAGTGGTATATGCCGTGTGCACACATGAACATGGTGATCACTCGAAAGCGGTGAAAGATGCCTTGCTTGCGGGGATCAGGGTAGTGATGAGCAAGGGCACCCAGGAGGCTTTGAATCTGAAAAGCCATAGGATCGTGAACATTGCTCATGGGCAGAAGTTTAAGGCTGGAAATTTCGAAGTGATGGCCTTCGATGTTAAGCATGATTGCGCGGAGCCGTTGGGCTTTCTTATTCGTCATCCTGAGATCGGAACAACTGTTTTCATCACAGATAGCTATTACGTTCCCTATGTCTTCCCCGGGCTGACCAACATCATGGTTGAGGCAAACTTTTCACGGGAGATCATCAATGAGCGCGCAGCGGTGGGCAGCATTCATGATTTCTTAAAGGACCGGACTTTATCCAGTCACATGAGCATTGAAACTTGCAAAGATTTCCTCAGAGCGAATGATCTATCTAAAGTAAACAACATCCTCCTGCTTCATTTAAGCGACAGTAACAGCAATGCTGAGCAATTCGAGCGGGAGGTTAAAGAACTGACAGCAAAAACAGTAAACGTGGCGTGTAAAGGGATGGACATTCCTTTTGGTGTCACACCATTTTAACCCTTAATAATTAAAGCAAAACAATGAAACTAAAACTTAAACGACCGTTGGCATTCCTTGATTTGGAGTGTACCGGCCTAAATACTCAAACCGATCGCATCGTTGAAATTGCAATCTGCAAAGTTCACCCGGATTATTCAAGAGAAGTGTTAACGCACCTGGTTAACCCCGGGTGCCTGATCCCTGCAGAAGCATCAGCCATCCACGGCATCACAAACGAAATGGTCGCAGATCAACCAACGTTCCAGCAGTTATCCAGCGAGCTCTTCACCTTCCTTGAAGGTTGCGACGTTGGTGGCTTCAACTCAAACAGCTTTGATGTGCCGCTACTCTTCCATGAGTTTGCCCGTACCTGCCGCTTCTGGGATTACCAAAGCTTTGCCATGGTTGATGCCGGCAACATCTTCAAGCGCAAAGAGCCGCGGACATTATCGGCTGCTTACCAATTCTACTGTGGCGCTGAACTTGAAAATGCTCACAGCGCCGAAGCTGATATACTGGCCACCGTTGATGTATTCGTAAACCAGCTGGAGCGGTACCCTGATCTGCCACTGGACATAAACGAACTGCATAGCTTCTGTAATTATGATCGCAAGGTGCTTGACTTGTCCGGCAAGTTTACCCTGGATGCAGATGGGGATATCGTGTTCAACTTCGGAAGTAAGAAAGGGACAAAGGCCAAGAACGATCTGGGTTATGTCCAATGGATGTACGGGAAAGACTTTGCCCCGGACACGATGAAGGTTTGTGAGGGATTATTGGGGATTTATTAAAATAAATGATATGCAAGCTACAGATATGTTCACCACCGTTATCGATACGCATTTAAAAGGCTTAGCAGCCAAAGATCCGCTGTTTGCCGAGACTTTAAAGAAGCCAGCCAAAAATATAAAGGACTGCTGCACCTACATTTTAAACGAGGTTAAAAAGACAGGCCGTCAGGGCTTCGCTGATGAAGAGATTTTCGGGATGGCAGTTCACTACTACGATGAAGATGATATCAAGCCAGGCGCGGCAGTTAAAGCTCATGTAGTGGTAAATCAATCCATCAAAGCAGAGAAGAAACCATCTTCGGATTCAGAACCAAAGAAAGCAGCCAAGAAGGCCGCTCCAATTGACCAGGATCTCGTTAACCAAATTTCGTTGTTCTGATATGAGACCAAGAACCAAACTGCAGGCTCAAACTTTTAATCTGAGTCAATCGCTGCCGCCATTGTACGCGGTGCAGCGGGAGTGGGGTTTAAAACATTGCCTAAAGCACGTTGCCTACAGAACTAAAAAGCAGACTTCCTGCCTTGACTGTGGGCACGTGTGGGCTGGTCCCCAAAAAGTAAAATCATGTATTTGCCCGGCATGTGGCACTAGGCTCCATGTCGAGGACACCTTGAAAAGAAAACTTGATCAGCGGGAATGGATGGCGGTACTTGATGTCAACAATGAGTTCCAGGTCGTAAGAATTTTCGAAATATTCAGTTACCATAAAGCAGGGGAGAAAGCTCGTTACTATGTGTGGGAGGTCATCCAGCAGTTTTTCAACCCAGACTTGGAAATGCAAGTAGTTGGCCGACTGTGTGGCTCAATGGGCAACGGAAACAACTTCTATGGAGATATGGAAATCCGTTCCACAGACAGCTATTACGGAAACAAGTATGACCTATGGCCTACAAAGATATATCCAAAGATCAAGTGTTTGCCTGAGTACAAGCGCAATGGCTATACAGTTGCGGTGCATGGTATATCGCCTTATCAGATCTTCAACAAAATCATTTCGGACAATGTAGCCGAAACACTCCTGAAGGTTAAGCAGTACGGTCTACTTGAATTGAGGTTAGGTAACAAGCGGCATGATGTAAAAAGGCATTGGGATTCTGTTAAAATCTGCATCAGGAACAAATACATGATTACGGCAAAAGACGCGGTAACCTGGCTGGACTATATGGACTTACTTGAGTACTTCCGTAAGGACAGACGAAGCCCAAAATATGTTTGCCCGACCAATCTGAAGAAAGACCACGACCGCCTAGTTAAGAAGAAAGTAGCAGAAGAAAAACGCAGAACAATCGAGAAGCAGAAGCAAAAAATCGAAAGTAGCCAAAAGGCATATATTAAGTCTAAGGGCATGTTCTTCGGACTGGCATTTACATCAGGTAGGCTAACGGTTAAAGTATTGGAGCATGTCGAGGAATTTCTCAATGAAGGACTTTCGCACCACCATTGTGTATTTACTAATGCCTACTACAAAAAAGAAGATTCGCTGATATTTTCGGCCCAGATCAACGGCCAGTCAGTTGAAACGGTAGAGGTTTCCCTCACTGACTTTAGAATTGTACAATCAAGGGGCATCAGGAACCAAGCGACCGATTACAATCAACAAATCATTGACTTGATCAACAAGAACATGAAGGCTATTGCGGATAGGCGTAAGGCAGTTAAGAAGGAGGCAGCATAATGATTACAGTCAACAGCCTTTCCGGCGGAAAAACCTCATCATATATTGCTGCTAACTATCCGGCCGATGTAGAAATTTTCGCTTTGGTATGTATCGACGATCATAACGCAAACGCAAATACAAGCTTTAAGATCGATGCAAAAATGAAACAAATGGTAAACGACAAGCTGCAAAAGTTTTGTCCGCACATGCCTGAATTTGTAGCTACAGCTGAAGACCCTCTAACGGTTAAGACAATGTTTGATTTAGAACAGCACATTGGTAGGGAGATCATTTGGGTACGGGGCATTGGCTACGACACCATGATCCGGGAAGAAGCTTTTATCCCTAATGCTTTTACAAGCAAGTGTACAACGCTCTTGAAAATCGATCCAATTTTCAAATGTCTTTACATGTACTATGAGCTTCCTTGTAAAATGCGAATTGGATACAGGGCAGATGAATCAGATCGCGTGGACACTTTTACCGAAAACTATAAATTTCCTATTTACAGCCAGATGTGGAATAAATCGAGAAAGGGCGGGATAGGGCCAACAGAATGGTTCCAAAGACACATCGATATGCCTTATAGGATCGGAGAATTCCCTTTAGTCGAAAACCAGGTGTTTCATATTGACGTGCAGAAGTACTGGGAGCCGTTTGATGTCGAGTTTCCGGAAGATACAAACTGCCAGTTCTGTTTCCATAAGAATCTGCAACAGATCAAGCAGAATACGATCAGGAATCCGTCTATTAATTTTTGGGCAGCTGTTCAGGAGGCTATGTCAAACGATAATACCTTCCATAAAAAATGGTCAATCCTGGAAATACAAAATGTAAACATTCAGCAGGACCTTTTCTCCAAAACTCATTCCGCCTGTCATGGTGGTTATTGTATAAGCTAAGTATGAAACCCAGAAAAACAACCCCCGAAGAGCGCCAGCAGATTATTGCCGCCTTCAATAGAATGGATCCGGAAATCCCGGACCGTTACGCCCAGTTAGGAAAACAGTTTGGCCGCTCCACATCAACTGTGTTCAATATTATCAAGGCATCGCAGAAGCCAGAGCCTAAAATCAAATATTTCAATCCAAAAGAACCTCAATTCTAAACCTATGGATCCGTTCATTTTTACAGGACTGCCGGACAGCAAAAAGCGCGAGGCAGTAAACAATATTAAACAAACTGACCCTGAGGTTATAATAACCGCCGTTTGTGAAGCATTAGAGGTTAGCCGCACAGACCTTGTTGGTCCTCGTAGGTTCGATGATCTTTCCCAGGCAAGACACATCGCTATAAGGCTTATGATGCTTGCAAATCCAAGGTTAACGCTCAAGCAGGTGGGCAGGATATTCAGCCGTCATCACTCCACCGTAATCAATTCAATAACCGTATACGACGAGCTCATGGAAACAAGTAAGGAGTTCAGGCAAAAGGTTGCACTCGTAAAGCCAAAAATATGAAAAAAGGAGATAAAGCAATCCTAATTCCAGGACATAGCGCAGGAGTAGTAAACGGATCCTCGGCGCACAGACACCAGGTATGTGATGTTTTAAAGGCAATGACTGAGGTGGTGACAATTGTTTCACCGGAAAACGCTACAGGGAACGCCAGGGTGCGCGATAACAAGGGAATGGTATTCTACTGCAACCCGCGTGATTTGAAGCCTGTAGCCGATCATTTTGATGTTTTACAAACATAACATTATGGTTATTTAAAGTTATGTTTTATATTTGCTTATATTCTGTTCGGGTTGCGCTGTAAGAATAGGACAAAGGAATTTAATGGCTTAAAGGCTAAGTAGGGTAGCGCAACACCTGAACGGCTTTTGAGCCATTTTTATTTAAGCAAATCTCATATGTCTTTCTCGATATCCTACAATACTAATAAGCAATAGAATAAGTCAATGAAACAGGATGTAAACTATATAACTCACCACAAAAACGTCAACATCAAAATGATGGAAGACGATTTAAGCCCACTGCACGTGAGCTTATATAACGCCCTGTTTTTGCTATGGAATAGATGTGACTACGATACGCAGTTATCTATCAACAGGAACGACGTAATGAAGCTGTCAAAGATCGGAAGCGCCAACACTTATACTTCCGCATTAAAGACTCTCGATTCCAAAGGATACATCAAGTATCAACCGTCCTTTAATCCCATGAAAGGATCTCTTGTAACCCTTATCAGATTTGATAAAGGTAGTAGTAAAGGTACTGATAAAGGTAGTGGTAAGAGTAGCGATATAGGTAGTGGTAATGCTAGTGATAATGGTACTGATACCTTATACAAACAAGTAAAACAATATAACAATCTAACAGAAGAACAAACAAACATAATACTGGAATTTTATGATTTGAGTTCCTCTGATGAGAATGAATTATTGACTGAGTTTTTTAAAGAACAGATCCATGCCGTAAAGTCGGGAATGATTGGTGATGATGAAAATCTTGCTTTTGAGAAATCAAAACTGATCGAAATTCTTGTTGCTGATTTCGGTTTTTCGGAAATGAAATTTGCTCTTCAGAAAAAACTGATTTTTCAGTTTGTGAATATTCTTGCTTTCAAGAATCAGCTTGAACACTTCAACATCCAGTATGCAAGCTACAAGGAATTCAAGGCCATTTCCGGTCAAAAAACACATCTATTTGGGTCTTTTATCGGGACAATCAATGAAAAATTCCAAGATGGAGCTTGGAATGCTGATAACTGGAGCAACCGACTCCAGATCGAAAAAGAAAAGATTGCCGCCGAAAAAGCCTCTTCACGAAACAACTCCCAATCAAAATTTGAAAAGCTTCAGCAGTCCTACAACGAAGCTAAAAACCCTTACCTGTAAAAACCATGAGCGAAATACAACTTTACCAGAATACAACCAGCTTATCTGCCCTCCCACAAAGGGAAACCGAAATAAGGCTTGCTCTTCAAAGCATAATGATTAAGGATATTTCGGATATAGAGCTGTACGAAATATTCAAAGCTAGCATCTCCAAATGCTATGTTATGACCCGTTTTTTTGCACCGGAAGGGAACGAACTTAAATTAATCAGTGATGAAACCATGAAGATGGCAAAGTCCAGATTCGGAAACCTTCGGGTAGAGGAGATCAGCATCGCCTTCACCAGGGGCCTTGCCAAAGAGTACGGCGATTACATGGGGCTTAGCTTTATCACCTTCGTTGAGTGGATTAAAAACTACATGAAGGAGGAGGCCAGGATAAACCTCACTAAACCTGCACCAGTGGTTAAATCCGAGCCCACAAAAGAGGAAAGGTTTGATCTTGCCGTATCCAATGCTGTAAATGCATTTGAGGCTTACAAGATTGGCAGAGACATTTCATTGATCGCACCAGTTGTTTACCGGTTCCTTCGTGGAATCAAGTGCTTTGCCTATTCAGAGCAAGAGCAGGCGGTATTTATCTCTGAAGCCACTAACGAGGTTATCAATGAACTGACAGCCGAGCAGGCCAATACTTTGGATAAGTTCAAGCGCATCGATATTGGAAGAACGCTGAACAATGCACAGAAGATGGAGGACAAGATAATCATCCAGGCTCAGCGCCTTGGCTTGTACGCCTACTTCCAAACGTTAATCCTCGATGAGGTTGATCTGAAAAAGCTGCTTGCAGCAAAAAGAAAGGAGGTGTTATGATCGCTAAACGGCCGCTTCTCGAACGTCATGGTGCCGAACAACTGCCTTTGCTATACGTCATCGGCATTGATCCGGGTACAAAAACGGGTTTATCTGTCTACAACAAGGAGACAAAGCAGCTGGAAGCGGTTTGCACCCTGAAGATCCATGAAGCCTTTGCATCTGTCCAGAATCAGCATGCCAGGGCTAAGAATGAAGGAGGGAAGATCTTCGTAAGGGTGGAGGATGCGAGGAAGCGCAAGCGGTATGGAGCAAACGCAATGGTAAAAATGCAAGGTGCCGGCGCAATCAAGATCCAGTGCAAGCAGTGGGAGGAGTTTTTGAGGTCAGAGGGGATATCCTTCGATCTGGTCGCTCCTAATCAGATCAAGACCAAGATGAGCCCGGAGTATTTTAAGATGCTGACAGGGTGGGATAAGCGGACTAGTAGCCACGGTCGTGATTCTGCGGCATTAATCTACGGACTTTAAATAACCAGTACTAACCAGCCGAAAGGCTATAACACGTAAAGAGAATGGAAAAGTACAAAGTAAGAACAGAACAAGGCATATACAGGGTGTATGATACCGAAACCGACAAGGACATTACCAAGGATGTTCCGACAATTGAGATTGCTCAGGAGATAGCAGACGATTTCAATGCAATGTCTAATAAAGACTTTAGGCCAATTGGAGGCCCTGATCGAAGACCAAACTAACCAAAGCCGAAAAGGCGTAACCAGAAAGAAAGATGGAAGAATTAACAAAGAATGAACTATTGAAAATTGAGGCAGAGAAGGTTCTCGACCTACACTGTGACAGTGTCTATGCTTGGACTAGAAACAGAAAAGAAGCTGTTTTAAAAGCTATGATTGCTTACGGTGAAAACCTAAGCGATATCAAAGCTAAAATACCTTGTGATTGTAAGTACGGAATTAAGGCTAAAAACAATAATGTATGCGCCCTATGCGGTGGCAAATGGAAGTAACCCCCTCCATTGCGCATCAGTGTAGAGGAATAACCTAAGACAATATGGAAACAGGTAAGCGTCACAAGTGGAACGGCAAAATATTAAGCAAAAGAGTAGATGGAGGTTCTGTATTTTGTATTAAGTGCGGCATGATAAAGCAATATGTTGCTGGTGTGCCTACCTACTTTATAAATGACACAATGTACTATCCATTGGCTCCAAAATGCGAAGTCCAAACCATTAACCAACCCCCTTCCACCGTGTAGGGATAAAGAAAAGAGATTATGAAGATAAAACCAATATTCGCATGGTATGACCTATGGATAGGTGCATTCTGGGATAGCAAAAAGAAGTGTTTGTATGTGTTTCCTGTACCTATGCTTGGAATAGTTATTCAATTCAATCAACCCCAATCCTAACCCCATGAGCGAAATCAAACAAATCAACACCGGAGTAGCTGAGATCATTGCGGTGAAAGTGCAGGAGGGGGCGCGAGAGTTTAAGGTATTCCACGATGAAAGGCCATATTTATCTTTTTTTGATGGTTACACAACGCCAAGAATTTATCTGCCTTGTGATGCTGAGATAGTCGGGATTTCAGACCAACTGACCGAGGAACAAGCAAGGGAGGTGATGCCACAAATGCAGGATTCAGGATATCCATTTGAAAAGCAGGAAGCAACAGAAACTTTAGCCGACTTTATGCAGGCTAATGGGTGCTATTCAGTGAATCCTTATGGTGAAATGCCAGTGAACAAAGATTTCTATTGGGGTTATTTAGCTGACCTAGAACAATGGCAACAAGCCGAAGCAAACACCGGAACATGGCTCATCCTGGTTAAAAAATAAAAAGGGGATGTCTGGCTAAGTCATCCCCTAAACTGACCGGGTACCAAGCCGACCAGCGACGCTCTCAATACAAGTATGTGACGAGGGAAATAATAAGTGGTAATATAATTTAAAATAATCATGAACGCTAAAGAAGTACAGCAACACTTGCAAGTGGCTTTCTACGAAACACACCCATACCAAACGCTTAATTTTAATCGGTGTGGCTATCAGGAGGCGGATGTTTTCATGATCAACAAAAGCAACCAGCTAGTTACTGAAATAGAAGTTAAGATATCATTGTCTGACTTCAAGGCTGATTTCAAAAAGACATTCAAGCATTACAAGCTACAGAACTATAATGATAGGCATACTTGCCCGTCTCACTTTTATTATGCTTGCCCCGCCGGATTGATCCCCTTAAGCGAAATCCCGGCTTATGCAGGGCTGATTTATGTAAACCTTGATGGTAGCATAGAAATTCAAAAGAAAGCTCCCAAGATCCATAAAAAGCCTGTTGAGCCGAAAACATTGCTTGCAGTGCTTGAAAACCTTACAGCACATCGAATATTCGGCTGCCAATGGATGACACATCAAAATAGATTATCAAAAGCAGCATCCGATAAATACGAGCAAGAACGAAAAGAAAAAACGAGGGAGTTCTTAGAGTTTGTAAAAGCCAAGAAAACAGCCTAAACATAAGGCCCCTCCGGCATCACTTCAGTGATCATTTCCTCGATCAAGGCGATATCAGCCGTCTCAAGTTCTACGTGTAGGTAGGCGGTCCACTTATCGCCCTGCCAGATAACCTGACCGTAGTGGAACCTATCGATGGAAACATACCAGGATCCACCACCACCGCCAGGCATATACAAGCGAAGTGTTTTGGTTTGATCACCGTAGGCAAGCTGTCTGACTATATCGTTCACCAGTCCTGCCGTTCAATTGCCTCACCGATCAGCTTAACCAAACGCCAAGGCATTCCGCTTCCAGTCCATTCTACTTCCATATAATCCCCAATGGTGGGCACAACTGTTCCAAGCAGAACGTCTCCGGTATAGCAGTCGTACACCATGTGATTTCCTTCCTCCCGGATAAGAGCGGTGATGTGTAGGGGCTGTCCGTCGTAGTCGATATCTATTATGTGGTGATCCATGAAGGAATAACGCTTAGCCCATCAAGTGTGTTCTATTTTTGATTGAAATTTAAAGTTCCTTCAGTAATAAACCATAAATTGAGGCTCTATTTTTAATAAAATGAATACGCCACAAATAATTATCATTCCCACTACAACAGTAACAAAAGACTTTAAAAGCCACATTGAAAGTGAAAACAACATACGAATATTATTTTCAGGGCCTTTTGGCGCAGGTAAGACATCGTTTCTTAAGGACTTTTTTCATGTGACAGACGGTTACAAAGTTGTAACTCTTAACCCAGTTGACTATGCTGTAGCGAACAATGTTGATATCATGGAGCTAATTAAACATGATATTTTAATGGAAATGCTAGACAAGTATGAGGAAGAAATAAATCTTGTGGTAAGTGATTTTAAACAAATGTTGACCCTTCAAACATTTGCAAAAGACAAGTTAGATTTAGTGCCCCTAGTGAAAACATTTGCTAGTATATTATATGACGATGCTAATGCCGCTATTGAGGCTATTATGGATGTGGGGAAGCAGTTTCGTAAATACGAAAAGGATGTAAGGACAGATGAAAGCTTGCAAGTTCTTGAATATTTAGCTCAACAGCGATTCACAAAGGGTTCCATCAGGGAAACTGATGAAATAACAGCAATGATCAAAGACTTTGCAACTAGGATAAAAAGGAATGTTGAGGATGAAAAATTGGTTCTTATTATTGATGATCTAGATAGACTTGATCCTGAGAACGTATTTCGAATTTTCAATGTATTTACAGCACACCACGATAGTAGAACGGAGATTAATAAATTTGGCTTTGATAAAGTAATATTCGTGTGTGATATTGAAAACATCCGACATATGTTTCATCATAGGTTCGGTGCTGAAGTGGATTTCACAGGGTATATCGATAAATTTTATTCTTTAGAGATATTCAAGTTTGATATCAAGAAGCATCTAAATAATTTAGCGCATAACTTATTAAAATCAAAGGAGTTCCTTGGTGCTAACCATAGCGAAGGTTATCCTGATTACCTAGATAAGGCTTATAGCATTGTAAATCGACATACATTGTTCTTCGACGCCTTAAAATATGTTGTTTCTGCTTTGATTGATAATGATTTAATTAAGATCAGAAACTTTGATAGGTTCAGAAGTTACTCGTTGCCTAACTATTCATTTGTTATTGGGCATGGCAGGGAACGAAATGCGTATGACTACCCGTTGTTAGTTATGTTATTTATACTTTCTCAGTTTTATCCAACTTACATTGATTTGCTTAAGACATTAAAGAAGCTCAGTGATGTATTCGTCAGTGATTATAGAAATGGAATTGACAGTAGCGATGATTATCAGTATAGAAGTTATTTAATTGAAGCATCTAGTCGTTTTCTTATGCATGACAAAGACTTCGCGCCAAACCATCACCAAGCCTGGGATATAACATTTTCGATGAAGAATGAATTTAGCGAGATAGTAGATGTAGTCCTTAATTTTGATTATAATCACACGCCTAAACTTGTTGGAGTTTTTCTTGGCGAAATTGACAAAATTCATCCAAATCAGAGTTCGAAGCCGAATCCATACTGGTTCATGTATTGTGCTATGAACAAACTCATAAAAGACAGAATCTTACGTTAATCGCTTTCATAACATAACCTTTTGGTTATGTTATGTTATCTTTGTAGCTTTGAGCAAACAAAGGGAAACGCGTGGCAGATGTAAAACAGTTGATGATTGATGCAAGGGTACTTAAGGTGCTTGCAGTCACTCATCCAGAACTTATCCAAGAGGTTCAAACCGGCATAACGCCGGTGATGCATGATCTTATTATGATCCGGGATATCTACTCGTTTGTTTCTCTCTCCCGCAAGCCACAGAGCCACTACCTGGATAAGCTGCTGTTCATAGCGGTTATCCTGCGCCTTTTCAATCCGGATGCCCTGATCATCGACTGCAAGCTTAAGAACGGACTGCGCAGATCCCTTGCTGAATGCCTGGGAGATTCTGGACAGAATGCTTCGTACTACATCGGCCAGGCCCGGGCGTACATGAGTATTAAAAGTTTCAAGGCTTCGGTTGCAACCATTGTCGATCAATACTTACATCAGGAGGGCAAAGCATGAGCGTACAAATCAAAAACATTCCTACCGTTGAAATATGGCCCAATACCGGGCAGATACCAGGTCTTCCTCAAAACCCTCGCTTCATCCGTGACGAGCGTTACGAGAAGCTAGTTAGATCCATCCAGGATGATCCAGAGATGCTTGAGCTGCGCGAGTGCATTGTCTACCCTTATGCGGCGGCTTATGTCGTTATCGCCGGGAACATGCGGCTGAGAGCAACCATCGAAGTAATGAATATGGATGAGGTTGCCTACAGTGAGTTGCTTGCTGAAAAGAATGCAGATCCTGAGCTTGATTTTAATTCCTGGGTGGCGGCTATCAACAACCTACGCGCATCCAAATCTATTCCTTGCAAGATTCTTCCTGAGAATACGCCGGTGGCTAAGCTTCGGGCAATAGTCATCAAGGATAATGTGTCGTTTGGAAATGACTCGTTCGAAATGCTTGCAAACGAATGGGACCAGATAGAGCTCGAAGATTGGGGAATGATCATTCCAGACATAAGTACCGCCATAGATGCTGCGCAGGATGATTTTGAAAAGGAGAATACGCCAGAGGAAACGAGTTTAGGCGAAGCTACTCCGCCTGTTCCGGTGCTTATGATCGTCTTCGATGACCTCCAAGTATACGACACAGTAAAGCTTGAAGTTGAAGAACTCTTAAAGGGGTATCCGGGGGCCTCGATCAAAGAATAGCATGGCCGCACCATACAAAACCGCAAAGCAAATTAAAGAAGCCAGGCTGGTGATCGTCGGAGAGCTGTACAAGCGCGGCTACAACATGAGACAGATCCGCGAGGAAGTAATGAAGCGTGAGAATCTGCAAACCTACTCTGTCTCCACTGTAAAGAGTGACGTGGATCACCTGCTCGCAGAGTGGCGCAAAACCCGCATTGACGATGTGGATGCAGCTATCCAGTTAGAGCTTGAGGCTATTGATGCCCAGATACAAGAACTATGGATTGCCTGGGACCGGTCAAAGACTGATCAGAAGCTTAAATCCAAAAAACAGTCAGGCGTAGCTGCCCGAGGCGGCAAAGCGGTTGGCCCAGGTGGTGCACTTACAGACGCTGAAGCAAAGATTCAAACTACAGCCATTGAGCAGACCGAAAAGGAAGAGATCCTGTTTGGTGATCCTCGTTATCAGGACCTGATCAACAAGCTTCGTATAGAGCGCCGGAAGCTGCTTGGATTGTATGCTCCGGAGAAAAAAGAGCTGACCGGCAAGGATGGTAAAGAGCTTATTCCTTCGCTTACTGATGATGAGCTAAACAAACTTATTGATGAATTATCTCGATGATAGCTGCACAGGCAATATCGGCACAAGAAGCAAGGCTCAGGACGCTTATCCTGGAGCGTAATACCCGTGCATGTAGAAGTCATCTGCTACCATTTACAAAAGCAACATTCCCACGGTTCAATCCTACCTGGTTCCATAAATCTTACTACAGCAAGCTAAACGACTTTGTTGATGGCAAGATTAAAAAGCTGATGGTGTTTGTTCCGCCGCAACATGGTAAATCCGAGGGATCAACCAGGAGAGCGCCCGCGTTCATTCTCGGCCGAAACCCTGATCTGAAGATTGCAATTGTCTGCTACAACTCCACCAAAGCACGAAAGTTCAACAGAGAGGTGCAGCGGATCATCGATGAGCCGGTTTATAAGGAGCTGTTTCCGGATACCCGCCTATCAAACGGCAACGATGGCTATACCAGAACAAACGACGAGTTCGAGGTTGTAGGTCACACTGGTGGCCTGCGGTCAGTGGGTGTCGGCGGTCCGCTTACCGGTGAAACGGTTGACATACTGATCATGGATGATTTGTACAAGGACGCCATGGCTGCTTGGTCACCAACGATTCGTAATAACGTTCAGGAATGGTATGATACTGTAGGAGAGTCCAGGCTTCACAATGATAGTCAGCAGCTGCTTGTATTTACGCGCTGGCATCCGGAAGATCTTGCCGGCCGCTTGATTAAAACTGAAGGCAAGGATTGGGAAATTGTTGTTTACCCAGCCATCAAACTTGGACCACCGAACAATTACGATCCCCGGCAAGAAGGCGAGGCGCTGTATCCGGAAAAACATAATCTTGAGAAGCTGCAGAAGGTTCGTGACCGTAATCCGCATGTATTTGGTAGCCTTTACCAGCAGGATCCTCAACCAAAAGAAGGGTTGCTGTATTCAGGATTCAAAACGTACACCGAAATACCATACTCAGCGAAGAAAATGCGCAAGGCTTATGTGGATACTGCCGATCAAGGTAAGGATTACCTGTGCTCCATTGCGTACCATGAAACGGAACTTTACATCTATGTTCTGGATGTGATCTATACCCAAGCAGGAATGGAAACTACAGAGCCGCTTACAGCTCGTCAACTTCTTAACCATGGTGTAGAGCTTGCAAGGGTAGAATCAAATAACGGGGGCCGCGGTTTCGCTCGTAACGTGGAAGATCAGACGCGGCTTGCTGGAAACCATAAAACTGAAATCGGTTGGTTCCACCAGGGGGAAAATAAGATCGCCCGGATCATGACCAATTCAAGTTCAGTAACGAACCTGATCATAATGCCTGAAGGATGGGATACCCGATGGCCGATATTTTACAACCATGTAACCAACTATTCGTCCCGCGGCGGTAACGAGCATGATGATGCTCCAGATACGCTTACTGGAATGGTTGAGTTCTTCGGTTTAGACAACATAGACAGTGATACAAGCGTGTTGAGCGTATTTGGATAAGATAAGATGGCAAAGAAAACAAAAGAGGTAGTGGTGAGTAAGGTGGCAGATGAAGCGCCTTTGGTTGATTTGGTATTGACCGTTGGGCAGAAGGTAGAAGGGCTGGATGTAGCCACCAAACAGTACGATACAGCTCAGCATGATGTGTTTGATGAAACGCTGCGCAAGAAGAAGAAAGTTCAGAAGCCGTCTGGCCTGAAGGATGCTGATAATAAAGACATTCTGACTACCACGTACGAAGAGGTTAACCGGATTGCGCTTCCTCTGCAAAAGCTTATTGTTAATCGCCGGGTTGCTTTCATGAACGTGGGTAACATGGAGATTGATTGCAAGACCAAAACAAAGCAGGATGAAACCCTACTGGCCATGGTTAAAAAATGCCGGGAGGATAACAAGCTGAAGTACCGGGCCAAGGAGATAGCTAAGCGAATGATGTCAGAGCTTCAGTGCGCTGCCCTTTGGTACAGTGAGGATGTACAAGCAGGGTACTGGGAAGAACTTGCACCGAAAGCCACAAAACGGATGCGCATGCGTGTGTTGAGTCCTTTACTCGGTGATGAGCTGCTGCCTGTTTTCAACGGCCTGGGTGATCTTGTTTACTTTGGGCGTAAATACACCACCACCAAAGATGTTACGAGTGTAGAAGTCACCGCTGATGTGATTAAGTCGGCAAACGACAAGATTGAGCATGTCGATATCTACACAGACACCTTCGTGTTTAAATTTCAAAAGGAGGGAACCGGATGGCTACTCACTGAAAAGACCGCTCATTCTTATGGTAAGATACCCATCATCTATTACCCGCAGGATCGACCAGAGTGGGCCGACGTTCAGTCTGTAATATCGAGGCTTGAAACAATGCTTTCGAACTTCGCGGATACCAATGATTACAATGGTTCGCCAATCCTTGTTGTTACAGGAACAATCAAGGGATTCGCTGACAAAGGAGAGCAAGGTAAGGTTGTAACACTGCAGGGAGATAAAGCCGACATCAAGTATGTAACCTGGGAGCAGGCGCCTGAGTCCATCAAGCTTGAGATTGAAACCAGCCTTGATTTCATCTATACCTGTACGCAGACACCAAACATCAGCTTCAAGGAAATGAAAGGTTTAGGCACTTCACCTTCAGGCGTGGCGTTTGACCGGATATTGATGGATGCACACTTAGCTGCACAGAACAAACTGGATGATACCTACGGTGAGTGCGCTCAACGCGAGCTTAACTTCTTGAAATCTGCATGCGTGGCAATTAACACAACACTTCTGCCATCTAAAAACCTTCATATGACACCTAAGTTCACATTGTTCCGGATCGATGATCAGCGGGATAGCATTGATAACGCATCAGTGGCTTATCAGGGAGGTATTGCTTCGCTCTCTACAGCGGTTAAAATGGCTGGCCTTACTGATGATGATGCAGCTGAGGTGCTGGCTATTAAGGGTGAGCAGGATACGTTGGGTAGAGAGATTGAAGAAGAAACAGTTTAAGTCAGATTTTATGAAAAAGCACCTACTAATGTTGATCGCTGTTGCGATTGTATCCATATCATCATCAGTAGTTACAAGCCGGATTATCTGCACCCCGGCTGTTCCTAAGCAAGTATTTGTCAAGTATTACAGCAACGATCAGGAAGCAATCTCAGACATTAAGAATCTGTCAAAGCAAGGATGGATTGTGAAGTCGTTTGTTGTGGCTGGTCAATATGCCGGTTATACCTACCTGATAATGGAGAAGTACTAGTATGCCCACCAGCGAGCAAATAAACAAAGAGTACGAAAAGGATCACTTCAAGAACCAGGATAAGGTGGTTGCTGCAATTGAAAAGCAGTACAACGTGATCATGGCGCAGCTTGTGCCTTTGATTGAATCAGGTGCCCAGGTGCTTGTTATACAGCGTAAGCTTAACAAGATGATGAAGGAGTTTGTAAAGAATACCACCGGCATTATTGAATCTGGTATCAAGTATTCATGGAGCAGCTCGCACCACAAGAACGTTGCTTACTTTGAAAAGCGGCTCGAAGGTTATGAGATACCGCCAAAGATCAAGGAGGCCCTGTTTAAGCCTACCACCAACAGAATGGAAGCTTTTATCCAGCGTAAGCAGAACGGCCTCACCTTATCTGATCGTGTTTGGAAGTCTGCTGAACAGTTCAAGAACAACGTTGATATGGCGCTTGATGTTGGTCTTGCCGAAGGTAAAAGTGCGAAGCAAATCGGCCGGGAGATCAGACAGGACTTACGTGAGCCTGACAGGTTGTTCCGCCGGGTTCGTGATGCTAGGGGAAAGCTTAAGTTGAGTAAGCCGGCGAAGGCCTATAATCCAGGGCAGGGTGTGTATAGGTCTGCTGCAAAAAACAGCGAACGTTTAGCTCGAACAGAGTTGAACATGGCGTTAAGAGCGGCCGATGGTGCGACTTACCAGGATAATGCTTTAGTGCTTGGTTATGAGATCAGGTTATCTGCCACAGCAAAGCCTAAGACCAGGTGCGAACTATGCCGGACCATGGAAGGAAGTTACCCTGTATGGTTTGATTGGAAAGGGTGGCATCCAAATTGTCTTTGCTTTAAAATTCCGATACTTATGAGTGATGAGATGATGTCGAAGTACCAGCGTTTAATTGCAAGGGGAGAAGACACGCCAGAGGCTGTGAAGGAGCTGCAGAAAGGCGTGCGCATCGAATCGCTGCCGGATAAAGCAATTAAGTGGATCAAAGACAATAATGAGCGGATGATGGGGTGGAAGAACTTGCCTTACTTCTATCGAGATAATAAGGATCGCTTGTTGAAGCTCCTTGCCAATATCTAACTATAAAGGTGGGTTCTCATTTTCCATTATGTTCTCCGGCGGTTCTGGCTTAGAATATACGAGGTGATAGAATTCTTTTTTTACAATCGTCAGCTTCTCCTTTATTACATCATTCTCAATTTCTTCGAGCTTTCTAAATTTTTCATCATAACGTTCTAAATCTTTAATGAGTCTCGGGTCACCAACCGATATACCCTTGAGGTGTTTTTCGACAGCATCAAGCCACAGCTCCACTTTATTTACGTCTTCAGGATAGGTGACCCATGCAGACTCTGCGCAAGAAAGTCCCCAATCAAATGCAATTAGAGGGTATTCATCATTCATAAAATTAGCATACATCGCTCGGTTCACATCATGAACGGTCTTCTGGAGATCCGTGTTAAGGGTTCCATATTGTTCAGTTATTGTTGATTCGAGACTGGTTACGCTTTTATTTACCTTCACATCTATATCCTTTTTATGATTTCTTAAAATTGTTTGAAAATACCGCCATCCGATCAACCCGGATAACCCGATTATTGCTACAAAAAGCGACAGGTTGGTTGCTAGTGCTTCAGAAAAAAATCCAGTTCCGATTTCCGTTTTTATCACTACCTTTTCGAGACTATCAACCTTGTGCTGCATCTCGGCAAGTGAGTGTTTTAAAGAATCGGTAACAGTAGGGGGAGCCTTTATAATCGCTTTTTGTAGAAGTGAGAGCATGTTATTTAGATATGGTTTACAATATACGAGAAATGTCGATTTGCAAGAATAGATTTCTTACATATCTTAGAGCATCAATTAACGCTCATGGAACCGTTCAAAGAATTCTTATCCGATCTAAAGGATCGCGCAAGCAATCCCCTTGTTTCATCCTTTGTAATCGCCTGGCTGCTTTTTAACTGGAGTATTCCCGTTGCCTTATTTTTTTACTCAACAGCGGATTTGAAAAGCGATGGTTACTCGTCCTATATTCAGTTGATTAAAGGAAATTACAGCAACTATAAAATGTTGGTTTATCCAGCACTTATAAGCCTATTTTATACTTTTCTATTTCCATACATCAAAGCACGAGTAAAGTTGTTTCATGCTGAGATTGAAGCAAAAAACGAGACTGATATTCTCGAAGCATCCAAGGCTGGCCGCATGCCAGTAATGAAATATATTAAGCTGCGAGATGAGCACAGTGATACGATTAAAAAGTTGAATGAAGTAGTTGACGCTGAGAGTGAACTCATCGACGACAACACCAAGATGAAGCTGGAGAAAATAGAATTACAGCAGAGTCTTGACACGGAATCCAGAAAGTTCGTCGCCCTTATTGATGACATAGATAGGCTCCAAAAGGTTGATGGAAGCGTGATCGTAGGCAAGTGGGATGTCACTAAAAAAAATTCGGATGGTGTTACGTCCATACATGAATGGGAAATTCATCAAGATTATTTTCTCGAAAATGGAATCACCTATTTGATTCAGAGCTTTGTAATCAATCCATTTAGTAGAAAACTTGCATTTAGGTATTCTAAGTTGACTAAAGAGGGTGACGAGAAAGAGAATCAATTGTTTTTACAGGCAGACGAACAATACAAGACCCTAAAAACACTTTCCGATTTTGCCGCAATTAGAACCACGATGGTACGGCAAGATGCTAATTGACACTCATCTCTTGTTTTTTCTTTTAGAGACCAATATACATGCTTTCCAAGTCCGATAAGGGATAAGTTGGAATTCATTCGGTTCTACCATTAGAGAGCACGATCGCTTACAAAGTCAATAACCATAGCTATCTGCACAAATTATTTGACAATATATACTATTGTCAAAACCTCCTCTTCATGCCCTTATTCCCCCGGGCTACTTTTGGGTTCACGCAAGGTGTATACGAGTAATTACCGGCTGCAACTTAGCATTAACTAACCCAAACAAACTATTTATGTCACTTATCAAAGAGATTAAGGCGCAACTGAAGGCTAAGTACCCAGGTGTAAACTTATCGAACAAAAGAATTGATGCCATTGCAGCGAAGGTAGATGCAAAGGTTACAGAGGTGGGCCAGATTGATGATGTCTTAGACACGTTCAATGATTTTTATGCATTTGCCGATATGGCAAGGGATGATGATCGTGAACGATTGAGGCTTAAAAAGGAAACGGAAAGTGATCCTGTTGATCCAGCTAACCCTACACCGCCTATACCACCTGCACCCGCGCCTGATCCAGCAGAAACGCCTACCGAAAAGCTTTTAAAACAAGCGCTTGCAGGTATCGCGGCTTTAACCGGTGAAGTAGCATCCATCAAAGGTGAAAAAGTGACAAATACCCGCAAGGAACAGCTTGCCAAGATCCTTGAGAACACTCCTGATGCTTTCAAAAACAAAGCAATCAAAGATTTCAACCGCATGAAGTTCGATACTGATGAAGAGTTTAACGACTACCTCGCAGAAACCGAAACTGATGCAGCTGATTTTATCCAGGAGCAATCGAATGCAGGATTAGGTGGTGATAGGCCGGCTGCTGCGTTTGGGCAGCAAGTAGGCAAAGTAAAAGTAGCGACTGACGCAGAGTTGGACGCGGTAATGGAAAACCTATAAACAAAAGAAGATGGCAACAGTCAATTTATCAAATGATGGGGTGCAGATTAATACTGAGAAGGACAATGTCGCTATTAGGAAAGTCTTCGCAACCATCCCGGGCGGAAAAGCGCTGGATGTAACAGGCTTTGCGCCTGAAGTAATCAATGCTGCACATCCAATTATCATGGAAACGGCAACAAAAGAATACAAGCCTATGCCTGTTAACGCAGGAGCAACGGCGTATGCGGCATTACCGGAAGGCCATGTCTATGCAGGTGCGCTGATCGCAAGTATTCTAACAAAAAAAGCATCTGCAGCTATTATGACGCAGGGAGAAATTAACCCAGAGGCAGCGCCTTATGATTTCGCGACTATCGCAGAAGCATTCAAAGTAGTTATGCCTTTAATTGGCCAACAAGCAGACTAAAATGGAACAATCAGCATTTATACAGTGGGTTGCTAAGTATCTCCCTGGTGTTACTGTCCGTATCACCAAAAAACTTAATGATACAACCAATCCTTTGCCATATCTACACAGGACTTTGCTAAGACCACAGTTCTCTGTAAATGGTAAGTGGGAAACCTTGCATCAGGAAAACATCCTTGTAGCTGCGGATTATGTGGCAATGGACAGTGATGACCCGCTAAAAATGCGTGATTCGATGGGTAAAGCCAACGGAGAAATTGCTAAGATGTCCATGAAGCTTTGGCTGAATGAAAAGCAATTAACGGACCTTGATGCGTTGATCGCACAAGGAGGGACAGATGCTCAGATTGTTGCTGAGCTATTCAAAGACACTCAGAAGGTGCTTGGTGGTGGTTACGAGCTGAATGAAGCATCTTTTTTGGAAGGGTTTTCAACAGGTGAAGTAATGGTAACCGATGCCGATAATGTTGGAACAGGAATCCGTTTGAATTACGGCTATTTAGATAGTCATAAGTTTGGGGTTTCTAAAGCGCTCGCAGATCCAACTTACAAGTATTGGGATGATGTTAGAAAGATCGTTTCGATGTCAAAGAACGATGGTAACGTTATCCAGGTTGCTTACACTGACTCAGAAACCATTGATGCTATTTCAAATCTTACCCAAACGAAAGAGCTGTATGCATTCGGTCAGAACTTCGTAGGTGGGAACATTCCTGCACCTGATATTGATCAGTTGAATGCTTTAGCTAAAAAACGTGGTGGATTTATCTTTGTGCCGATTGATCGCACAATCCGTAAGGAGAAAAATACCAAGCGTAAGTCTATAAAACCTTGGAAGCCTGGTTCAATCGTCTACACAACTGCTGGCCAGGTAGGGTTGTTGGTTTACGCGAAACTTGCTGAGCAAAACCACCCGGTTGCTGGAGTTACTTATGAGCTCGTAGACAATTACTATCTGATTTCAAAGTATCGCCACAACGAGCCTCAAGTATCTGAATACACAAAGATGCAAGCTCGTGTGGTACCGGTAATCACCAATGTTGACGAAATCTATTTGCAGGACACTACAATCATTCAAGCGTAATGGCAAATACTACTCCTGAAGAAAACAAAGCAGCCACCCCCGTACAAGGTGCGGGTGGTGCTACTGAGAACAAAGAGCAGGTTCAGGGAGAGCGGTTAACTGCTGAAACTCCTGAGTATGTTGCCGAGTTGCTGAAGTCTAATGAAGAGGTGATCAAATCAAATCAGTTGGTGATTGATGGGATCAATCAATTTAAAGAGTCTGCAAGCGACCTGTTGAAGGACATTCTTGCTACAGCAAAGACGGGCACAACTGCAGCTGTATCGGTGGAGCCAGAGCTAGAAGAGATCGATCCAAAGGCAAAATATGTGGTCACCAAAGACAAGTCGTTTCGTGATTCTAAGGATTTCACAAAGGAATACAAGGCTGGTGACGATGTTACCGGACTTGGAGAAGAGCGCCTTGCTCACCTAGTTAAACTTGGCCACGTAGAAAAGAAGCCTAAATAACCCGAAATGACGAATCTACAAGCCCTGCAAGCAGAATTAAACAGACCACTACCGGCTATGGCTCTTGAATTGGCTTTGCTGAAAGCCGGTCTGGATGCATCGGAAACTTATCTTATTCCTGATAACATCAAGCCGGTGGAAATTGCGCTTGCAGGGCTCGTTTTCAGTATCGCTCTTGCACCGAAAAGCGTCAAGGAACTGGATTATCAAGTAACCGAGCATGATATGAATGATCTGCTTAAACTCAGGTCCATCATCTTAGTTCGTTACGGATTGCCGGACGAGCTTGCGCCCCAGGAAGACACCATTAATGGAGCATCGCCATGGTAATTGAAAGGTATCCTCATAAGCTGATTTACACGACCAAAGCAAGCGAGGACGTGTATGATGAGAATACGGGTACATGGATACCTGGTGCACCGGGTGCTGAAGCTGTCTATAGCTGCAGAGCAAGACGGGCCGGTGCTGGTAAAAAGAAAACTGGAAAGGATGGCCAGTTAACCGAATATGCTTACGATCTCGGCTTCGAATATGACCCGAACTTTGACGTTCCTCAGAATGCAGTCGTAAAGCTTATCGGTGTAAATGATCAGGAAATCTTTGAAGGAGAGCTTGGCGGGTACCAGGTTGGAAACGCAAGTATACTCGGCTGGATATGAAGATAAGGATAGAACCAAACTTTACTGCTGCTGATATCAGCAAGATCACTCAGGACTACTTAAAACGAGTCGTTAAGGTGACTCAGAATGAGCTGATGCAAATCGGTTTACAGTTCGTTAGGGATGCTCGACTTAAGACTCCTGATCAAGGCGGTTTCAATGATGATACAGGTAATTTAAGGAGTTCCATCTTTTTCATCCTTCAGTATGACGGAGAGATTGTTCATGAAGATTTTGAACCATCTGTAAACGGCACAGACAAAGCCGCTGGAATCGTAGCTGCTCAGCAGTATGCTGAAGAACTTGCAGGAGGTGTTCCAAAAGGATGGGCTTTGATCACCGGTGCGGCGATGCGATATGCAGGCTACGTTGAGGCACTTGGTTACGACGTGATCACCGGCAGCACCCTAGGCGCAAAAGCAAAGCTTGAGAAAGCATTTAAAAACGTAATCACAGCATTTTCATAAATGGCAACTACCACAGCATTGACCGCACAGAATGTGATCTTCCAAAGGCTGGTCCAGACAGGCATAAAAGCTGCGGTTAGTTTAACTGGCGCCATCTACGAACTGAATAGACCATTGAACAGCTTGAAGGAGGATATCGTTGTGGGCACGCTGGCCATGAATGCGGATCAAGTACAAGAGGGTGTGTTCAACGTGAACATTCATGTGCCGAACATTACCTTGACCAATGATTCAACGCAGCCTAATACAACCAGGTTCCGAGTGATTACTGAGAAGTGCATGGAGGTTCTGAAGGATGTGTATGGTTATGATTACTCATTTGACGTGAGTACGCCTGGCATCCCTTATCGGGATGGCAATAACTGGTTCGTAAACATCAGGGTCGAGTGGACCTCATTAAGAAACTAAAATTAAGCCTGGAAACAGGGATTGACAAACTATTAAATTTTAAAAGAATATGGCACAACCGGTTTATGGTGTAGAAAGCGTGGAGCTGGCACCGATTGGAGTAAATGGCGCAATGCCAACTACAGGTTTTGTGATGGTTGGAGATATCGAAGATGATTCTGTTTCCTTCACGGTACCACCACTTGAAAAGGTGAAGATCCGCGTGGAGGATAAAGGCGGCGTACGCTTCGTGCTTCCGGGAGACACCGATGGCGCAACGTTTGCCTGCAAATCTTTGGATCTTGCTGGAGATAAAGTTGCGCTTTTACTGGGCGGTACCTGGGACGCTGGAACATCAACCTACAGCTATCCTGCAAACCCTGGAATCATCAACCTTGCAATCAGGTTTACATCAAAAGCGTACAACGGAAAGAAGTTCCAGTTGAGCATCCCTGTTGCTGCGGTAACTGCTGGTATTGCAAACAACTTCTCCCGTAAAGGATTCGTTGCATTGAGCATGTCCGGAGAAGCTACAACTCCAGCAGATGCAACAGGAGCTGCAGTATCGCCTTGGGGATTCAAGTTCCTTACAGCGGCATAAGCAACCAAATAATTATTAAGAGCCTGGTTAACGCCGGGCTTTTTTGTATCACTCAACCATTCATATGACCATACAAGAAAAAGACGCGATCCTTTCTGCTGTGCTTGATGTGCCCACAGCACTGAAAGAGGTTCAACTAAAGCCGAAGAACAAGTTTATCAAACTACTGGAATACTTCGGCTTAAGAAAGCCGGTTAAAAAGATGCTGTATCTCCGCAACACTAAGATGTCTACGAACTACCGGTTGACTGCGATCTCAAACAGCTTGGTGCTGGATAGCGATAAGGAAGGCGCCATTGACAACCTTATGGATCTTATGCACCAGAACACCTACGCAATGGCTGCTTACATAGCTACAGCTGTACAAAACGAAAACAAACCTGCTCCAGGGTATTTGATCCAGACGATTGCCGACGAGTTCACCAATGAAGAATTAAGCCTTGCAACCAAGGAAGTCTACCGGAGGTTAGACGTACAGTCTTTTTTCGCATCTACGGCATCCGTCCGAAGCCTGGATCTAATGTAAAGCAGCCCGGATCGGATTCGCCATGGGGGATTGTCGGATCCATTATGAAGTACTGGCGGATCAACGACTTCGACGAGGCGCTCGACAAGCCGTACATCAATGCAATGATGCTGAATGCCTGCATCCCATCTTACGAGGAAAAGGACGGTGATAGTGGATCATCTGGGCAGAGTATGAGCTTCTTTGAGTTTGGTGAGCAACTTGCAGGATTGAAGTAAATGTTTGCATAAGTAAATAATTGTGCTGATTAGTAGTTGTTTACTATTTTATCTACATAACAATTTGGTTATATAGAGTTATGTTTTTACATTTGAAATAGAGAAAGCGTTAAGGTGTTAAGGATGAACAAGGTCACGAAAGTGATCTTGTTTTTTGATACTTAAAATAGAATAAATGTTCTATAACAACTCTTTATAGAATAGGTGTTAAAACTTGTTCTTTTTAAATAAAATGGCGGGGTAGAGCAGTTGGCTAGCTCGGGAGTCTCATAATCTCCAGGTCGCACGTTCGAGTCGTGTCCCCGCTACGAGCGTTAATTTAGATAAAAGTGTGTTGCTGGATGGCGCACACTTTTTAAAAGCATTTAAGTCCTGTAACGATCGGGTAATTCCAACAGTTCAGGCACAGCATAAAAACTGAGAGCAGAGCCCGGGCAACCGGGATAGCAGGGTGGGCGAATCCATCCACATGGAAGAGGCGAGAGGCCGGGAATAGTGAAGGTTGACTCAATGATAAAGCGGTGTAACAGCCGCTTTATTTGTACCCGCAAATTTAAAGCAAATAGATATGAACGAGAGAATTCATGCTCAGCACAGTGGAGCTACACCGGTAGAGCAAAAGGAAACCAAACCTTACACCACCGAGGTTACACGGGTACATAACAAGCGTTTCGCGCCTGAAGGTAAGATCTTCCTGGTGATCAAATGCCGGATTAAAAACATGATTTATTCGAGTGCACAGCTGGTGCCATTCGGAAACGAAGATCATCATGCCGAAATCTTTGATATGATGTGGTCTAATCTTTCCGCTAAATACAACCTATCATGAATATTGGACAGCACGGCCGAGGCCAACAGGTAAGCAAAACACAGGTGTTCTTCATCTGTCTTTTTGCAGGGTTTATCGTATCACTTCTTACATACGGGTACTTATGGGCGCATTGATCCTGTTCTTGATCTACGCAGGGCTGGGCCTCGCCTGGTTCCTTGAAGATGTCTTTACCTGCCCAGAATACGACGAAGATTTTAACCCGGTAGAGCCATGACCAGAATTCAAGTCCGCAACATCCTTACAGCAATATGGGTGATTGCAGTGATCCTGGGAGTGGTTGCACTTAAATACATAGATCAAATACAACAATGAGTGAATTAGAATTAGTCAAGAGAGACAAAAGTGTACTTCTGCAGCAACAGAAGGAAAGCATTGCTCTGCTGAAAGAATTAGACAAAGAGGTGGGTTTAGTTGCCGGCGAAAAGATCGCCAAGCATATAGCCCGTCTGACTGGCACCAGGTTCAACGAGAAAGATTTCGACATGAGCGACCTTAACGGGGAACAGGCCAGATAGTTATTAACCCCTTAATATTTAAAGCAGAATGACAGACATTGTAAAACTAGCCGATCTCGTAAAAGAAATGCGAGAGGCCCAAAAGGAATACTTCCGGACCCGCTCCAGTATTGCCCTTGCCAAATCCAAGAAGTTGGAAAAAGATGTAGATGATATGGTTGCCAGTGTTGGTGTTCCATCCAGGTCCAGTCAAAACCGTTTATTCTAATCCACATGACTGAATTAAAACTAAACGTTAAAAGCCCTGAGTTTGCAGCAACAATCGTCAGTGTGCTTATGGAATTAAGCCGGGCAGAAGCCAAGCATCCAAACTGGCCTTCGTGCAATATCAGGAGAGCCGCTATCGTAGCCGAGGAATCAGGCGAACTGATTCGTGAAGCAAATCTCCTCGACGAAGGAAAAGGTTCCTTAGATAGGCTTAAAGCAGAGTGTATCGAAACGGCAGTCACCTGCTTGCGTATGCTTGATGCTTTGAGTGCGGACGAGAAAGAGTTGAAAAGTATGTACGGTGAATATATGGGGGAGCATTAGGATGAAGGAATTTAAAGGAACGCCTGGACCATGGCGTTGGGAGCTAAATCTCGCAAGCAAGCACCTTAATCTATGCGGAGGGGAAAGCCCATATGATCTTACAGTAATGGATTTCACAAGATGGGGAATGGGAGGCGCACTACCGAGGTTCAACGTGGATCACGGTAATGGCATGCAACTGATGGAAAGAGCGGAAACATTGGCTCAGGTCGTAAAAGGCCGTGAGCATCACGCAAGATGGTTTCAGGACATAAACCACCCGGACGCAAAACTTATCGCGGCTGCACCGGAACTTCTTGCTGCCTTGCAAAACCTTGTACATCTACATATGTGTGAGCAGGGGGGGTTATCGTCTGGTCAACCATCACCTGCGGACTGGTTTAAAGCAGTCGATCAGGCAAGCCAGGCAATCACTAAAGCTATAGGAGAGTCATGCGATGAATAAGAACCTCGATTTATTCATTAGGTCTTTTCTACTGGCCGTGTTATCCAGTGAACTGATCCAGTATAAAACAGGTCATGCTTATTACTGCGCGTGGATTGGTTTTGTAATCTGGATGATTTTAGCTGCTATTGATTTCCATAGGTGTTTTATTGAAAAGGGGGATCAAAAATGAGCTACGAAGTAAGAAGCCGGGATCTATCCGGCATATCAAACAGCGGCATCTACGCTTATGAATCCTACATGAAGAACGATGGCGGATACTACACCAAGCCAACCTCTACACTAAGAGGGTTTGTTCTTGTCAAATTGAGACAAGTAAAAGCAGGATTTACATTCACGTTTCGGCTTAATACACGCGGTATTTGGTACTGGAAGCCGGAAATAAGTAATAGATGGAAGTGGGATGGATTTACGATAAACTGGTTGTCGCTCCACCTTCGCGTAGAACCTAGGTATTCAGAGATACCGGAGAAGATTGTGACTGATCACCTTGGCGAGCTTGAAGGTAGTTCATTAAAAGGTCGATTGATTAAGCAGAGTAGGTTCAATTTTAAAACCGTTATTCTGCCTGAGAAGAAAGGAGGCCATAATGGGTAAGACTTTAAAGGAGTTCAGCAAAGACGAACCGACGGCTGACAAGACAAGTATAGAGGTGGTTGTAGCCGGTTCGCTCCAAAGAATAGCTGATTCAATGGATATCATGGCCAAGGACCGAGTGAAACTTGAACAGGATCTTGACTGGTACAAAAAAGCTTACGCGAGACGTGGAGAAACCATTACCGCTTTAGAAAATCAAATCAAAGGGTTGAAGTCTGCAAAGTCCAGGTTCAAGAATCAGCTCGATAAATCTAAAGAAAAGGAGATCTAACCATGCCAGAAGAAATCAACGACAACACGAAGATGGCATTTGGCAAGTTTCGCGACTACCCACTCGTAAGTGTCCCAGCCTCATACCTGCTTTTTCTGTACGATAATGAACGTGCGGGCCGGTATGCTCCCTACATCAAAGAAAACATGAATCTGCTTATCAAGCAGGCTAAAAAGGAGACGAAACGATGAAAAAATCAAATTACAAGGTGCTTGTTGAAACAGCACAACAAGCATTTGAATTGAAAGCCATACTAAAATTTTTGGGTGAAAAAATAGATCACAATTGTTTTGATTTTTACGACGACTACATGTACCTGGTATTTCATAAAAAAGATACCGACTGGATGTTGGTCAACAAACGCCACTCTATGCTTAGTGATCGTGAGGAAACCTCAGCAAAGGAAGTAGTGAATATGCTGTTCAGTAGTAAGTTTAAGCCCTCAATCCTATCCGGTAAATGCGCTATACAGATCAACAACGAGCGGGAATTTAAGTTGCTCATGGAGCATTATGAGGGGAAAGGCTGGAAGTGGGCGTCTAACAAGAAGCCGATTGATTTACAACCTCCTTTGCCTACATCAATTTCCTACGAAGATGGTTGTGCTTACAATTCAGATTACGAAGAGGGCTATAAGGTGATATCCTTCTCCGACTTCATCAGAGAAGTAGGCATAACTGCCTTTAAGTTCGTTTTGTGTAGTGAGGATCGGGTGGACTTGTATGAGGGGGATAAATACACAAGCGCATGGCTGGAAAACGGCGAATGGAATATCGCAGCATGTTCTACCCCTTTATACGCTTTCAATGCGGTGGTAACAGACCCCAGTACAAGCAAAGCGTTCTCCACCAAAGAAGCAGCCGAAAAATGGATTGAAGAACAGAACAAGCCGAAGGAGATTAAACTCACATCCATTCTAGGCCACGTAAACGACTTGAACAAGAATTACATCGACCAATACGGGCGCGTTATAACCCCTCAACAAATAGAAGAGGTCTATAACGCTCAGAAAGGGATATTTCCATGTTAAAATTCAATCAACCCATGACGCCGGCACGCAAACAGCTGATTGCCGAATCATACAGACAGGTGTATGCGCTTGCTTCAATGATGGAACTTGAGTATGCTCAGCACATGGATACAAACTTTAAGTCTCAGGCGGTGCACAACCACGTGAAGACACTCAAGCGGTCAATTGAATTCATCCTAAAGCATCACAAGGCAGGTGTGGATACATCTGCTGAAGTGCCGATCCTGGATGCGTTGTTTGAACTCAACGACATCAACAAGATGTTCCTCCGTATGGCACCTGAAAGAATCCAGGCGTTTGCCGCCGGCATGCGTGTAGAGCTTGCTAAAGAACAGGAAGGCGAGGAAGCAGCATGAAAAAGAAAATCGGCAAAAGTCTAATCGTGATCGCGGTATCTTTGGAAGCATGGTATTTTTTCTCTATGCCTTGGTTTGTAATTCTAAGTTTCTTTGGTTTTGTGATCATCGTAGGACTTTTTTTATGGCTGTTATGGTGGCTGTTTAATAGCTAAATGGAGACAAGATATATTAAACGCCTGACCTAACGAGTCGGGCTTTTTATTGACTATTCAACGGCAACATCAACTCCGGCCGGTTATTGATAACCCCCTTAATCACGGTTGCATTTACCTCGGTGCTCACACGGTAAGCATCCATCTTCTCATCCGGGATAAGGTTGACACAGGCTCAGCAGCGCAGTAGGCGAAAGCTCTTTATCCAGCCACAGCTTTTCATTATAATCATCCAGGATTACTGGCATATGGAACTTTGGATCGTGCACCTTGCCAACTACCTTGTTTGCCGCAGTGGTCACTCCTGAATCCGAATGTTTGCAAATATTCAAGTTGCTAACATTCGTAGTATTATGGTGGTTTATGCTAAAAATATTAGTAAGTTTGATTATCGAGTTTGGTGGTTGAGTCGACGCAATCATTCCCATCTTGATATAAAAATTGAACTTAACCATTAAAATTTAAAACGATGAATTTAAAAACTTTTAGTTTCCCAGTGGGATTTGCAATTAAGCAATCATTATTAACTAGGCCAGAGTATACTGCAAAGTTCGATTCAGATGCAGAAACGTTAACACCAGAGAACGAAATGAAATTCGGCGTCGTCCACGGCGATTCTGAAAGTGTTTATGACTTTACGGCTGCAGATCAAATTGTTGCCTTTGCAAAAGCGCGAGGCTTACGGATTCATGGTCATACTTTAATCTGGGCAAAAGATGCGAATATTCCTGCCTGGGTGAAAGCGTTTGAAAATACTCCAAATGCAGTAACGAAGATCACCCAGATTATCCAAAACCACATTACAACTGTAGTTAATCACTTTAAAACCGACGTTCATAGCTGGGACGTAGTAAATGAAGCGTTAAAGGACGATGGAACATTCCAAGATTGTCTCTGGTATCGTGTATTAGGAGAAGACTATTTCAGAATCGCATTCCAGGCCGCGGCGGCGGCAGACCCTGATTGTACGCTTTTTTACAATGACTACAATCAGCAATTTGAATCTATGGGTAGATTTAACAAAACAGTTGCCCTTAAAGCTACTCTTGCGGCAGCAGGAGTGCCTTTTCATGGTGTTGGTTTTCAGATGCATGTAGGATTAGAGGTTGATATTGATCTTTTGAGGGAAAAACTTAAAATGTATGCAGACGCGGATTTTAAGGTTGCTATTTCTGAACTTGATATTAGAACGGAGGCCGATGGTCCTGACTACACGGAAGAAATGGCTCGTAAATTAGCAGAAGCTTATTGGGGAATATTTCGTGCCTATGATAAGGCTATCGTAGATCAGGACAAGAAATGGGGTATAACTATGTGGTCTGTTTCAGATCGTGACAACTATTATAACGTAGGTGGTCTAGTGCAATATCCTATGTTATTTGATTATTCTTACCAGCCAAAAGAAGCGTATTACAAGGTGTTGAGCTTATTAGAGCAACCTGTATCCAGCCCATTGATTTTCCAAGACTTTGAGTTAGGCAATGATGATACTGTAATCGGCGATTTAACCAGCGGGACGACTCCAAAGATATGGACGCTTGAAGGCCCAAATCAGGCTGCAAAGATTCAAATCGATGAAACCGGCCTAAGTGCGTCACAAACTACTCAGAACACCTTTAATTTCCCAATACTGCAAGCTGGAATTAGTGACTATGTTCTTGAAACGGAAACTGGCTATGTGACAAGAGACATTTATACATCTCGCGTCATGTACATGGTGTTTAGGTACTTGGGACAAAACGACTTGCTAGCTGTACAAGCTGAAAATGCAGGCGCCAATAGTAAGTGGAGGCTGATGAAACGTAGTGGAAGTACCGAAACAGAGTTGTTTAAGACTTCTATTAAGCCGGCGTCTGGACAAATTATTAAGGTTATGTGCAATGGATCAAAAATCAGCCTTTACATTGACGGAATATTTCAATGTACTGTCACTGAAACACAGTATCAAACCGAAACGAAAATCGGTTACAAAATGCGAGGCTTTGATGATAAATTTTCATCTTGGAAGTTTATTAAAGTCTCTCCACTCCCAGTGGTGTTTGATGAATTTGCAGCTGGTGCAAGAGGAAACATTAATGGTCTCACCACAAATGGCGGAACATCGACAAAAACTTGGGCAGTTGCCTCCACTGGTTCTGGTAACGACGGTATGGAAGTAACAGCTGTTGGACTTGAAGCGATTGCAGGAACTAGCGATAGATATAATCTTGCAACTGTTAATAGTGGTTTGTCGAATTTTACTTTGACCGCAAAACTATTACGTACAAAGCTGGATTATACAACTCCTGGATGTGCGATGCTAATTTTTAGAGCAAGCACTGTAAAGGATTTCTTTACCGTTCGGGTAAATGACTCAACTACAAATAGAAAGTGGTTATTAGTAAGACGTTTGGATGATAACAATAGTACGCTTCTTACTAGTCCGTTTGACGCCAAGGATGGTGATGTAGTGAAGGTTGTAGCTAATGGATCAACAATAGATGTTTACATCAATGATTACCACATGGGAACCGCAACAGACTCGAATTTATTAGCTCAAACAAAGGTAGGTTTTAGAGGAAGGGGAGAGGTTGACGACTACTCTGCATGGGGTAACATCCAGGTGGATACTCTATAATCTCACGCGAATCAAGAGCCTTTCAAATCTGAAAGGCTCTTTTTTTTAATACTTGAGGCTGTGCATACTGTCAAAACTGTAAATTCACCCTAATTCAGGGGGTGGGCATACTTGCAATATGCCTGAATTAACGAAGCGGCAAAAGGATCCAAAGATATCATTGGTAATTGGCTAATTTGAATACAAGCCAATTACAAATGATATTTCGCATTAGGTTATGGAGTAATAACGGGCCACCAAGGTTTGGTAGGACCCACGTGAGTATCAAGGTTTATTGTATTCATTGTTATTTGAACCTTTATTCCGTCTGTAGGAAATATGTTGACTTTAGAAGTGATATCTTCTTTTGTGTCAAAGTCAATCACCTTTTTAATTTTAATTACATAAACCTTTTGTTTAACACCGCCAGTTGAACCGGTCGAGAGATTCATATATTCGTTTTCTAAAGAATAGTCATAAAAGTAGTTTGGATATGCATGTATATATACAATCCCTGGCCCAACTAATAGTGGAGCTGATAAAGGCTTACTTAATGAATATTCTCGAGCTTCGTATTCCACTCTTAAGTTTCTGTTACTACCCTCCTGATAGATCCTAAAGGTGTCCCAGTTATCTATTGGATCAGGTCCGCCATATACACTGTTTGTTCTGGCTAGGTAAACATACTCAGTTGATGACAATGTTGCTGATTGAGAAATCACCTCCTTCTTGGTCACCATCTTTTGCCCTTGAGTTTCGTTTGCTTGTGTAGTGTTGTTTTCTTTTTTACAAGCCGAAAAGGTTAAGCCAAATAATAGCAGGCTAAAAAATACTTTTTGGAAAACTTTTTTCATATTCTTTGTTCAGTTTAAGTGAAACTGAAAATACTTAATAATCCACATAGCTACTGTATAATTGTTGTGACCATCCATTTCATCGAGACTCCTTGATCTCACCAATGCTTGACAATGGTATATATTGTCAAAACAAGCCTTTTCCTGCGTGTTTTCCTTCGGGTACTTTCGTGCCATGCCTGAATTAAATTTCAAGATTACTGGTGACGATTCCGAACTCAAGAAGACCTTGGCCGGTATTGCCAAGATTGCAAAAGAGAACAGCGATAAGATCCAAAAAGAAATCGGTTCAAGCATTGACGCTGAAGTAAAAGGCCGTGAAAAGGCAACCGAGGCTACTAAAAAGCAAAAGACTGCTTCTGATGATGTTGTTAAATCTACCAACGAGGAAGCAAAGGCAACCGACCGGGCGACAGAAGCTATCAAGCGGAAGAATGCTGCCTTCGATGCGAATGGTAGGCAGATCAGGCCAGTTCAGATATCCAATTCACAAGACGAAATCAACGCCGCCAAATCCGGATCGGTTGGAACAGTTACTGGCGGCACCGTTGTTGGATCTTCCGCTGAATGGAACAGGCTTTCCAGTGAAGCCGCAGGCTATGGTGTCCAGGCCAAAAAGGCATACAACGAGGCTGTAACAGGAGCAAACAGCAATACCCAGGCTGTGCAAAATGCTCAAAAGGCAATCAGGTCTTTAAAGATCGAACTCCAATCATACCAAAACATTGCAGATTCATCTACTGACAGCAAACGCCTAAGCGAATACAACAACAAAGTGCGAGAAACTCAGGCAGAGATTGCCCGTTTGCGTAACGTCGGTAAAGCTGGCTTCGATGAACTCGGGAACAAGATCACCGGAACAGCGGGTAAGATCGAGATCCTAAACGCCAAGCTCAAGATGTACAACGAGGGCTTGTTGAAAGCTCGGGCACCGCAATCATTCGTGAACCTTAACCAGAAGATCGAGGAAACTTCTGCTGAGATCGGCCGCTTACAGAATGCCGGTAAGAAAGGTTTTGATGAAATGGGTAATGCTGTCGCAAAAAGCTCGATTGGTGTCGGTAAACTCTGGACGGGGCTCAAGTACGTTGCTGCTGCCTTACCGGGGATAGGTATCGCCGGCCTGCTTGCGTTTGCGGTTGAGCCGATCATGAACTACTTGTCATCATTAGACCTGTTTAAAAAGCAGCTAACAGATGCCCAAAAGGAGCAAGCCAAGCTGAATGATGCAATGTCCAGCAGCGAGTATGCTAATGCTGCTAAAAACGTAAATGAGCTGCGCATAAACATTGGCCTGGCGAAAGAAGGGATATTAAGCAAATCCAGTGTTGTCAAAGAGTACAACGAGACCATCGGGAAAACTACTGGCCAGGTTAAGAACCTAAATGAAGCTGAGCAGGGATTAATAAGGAATGCTGATGCTTACCTGAAAATGACGCTCATGAAAGCCGCTGCGCAACTAGCCCTAGAGGACGCTGCCAAAGAAGCTTACAAGGCGGAACAAATCAGAGAGAAGGGGCGTGCGACCATTAGCAACCCGAATGATATATCCGGTTACGAGAACCTCACTATCGGTGAGCGCTTGAAAGTCGCCTTTGAGCAGGATGCAGGTTACACCGATAAGGTGATCATCAATGCAGCGAACAGGGAATCACGGCAAGCTGACAAACTTACAAATGACCGGACTAAAATAGCTGATAAGTTCCAGGCAGATGCCGCCGCTATTGCGAAAAAATACAAGTTTAACTTCTTTGCAACAGAAGGAGACAAGGTTCCAAAGACTCCAGTAGATCCTGCGATTAAGCAACAAGAATCCTTGCAAAAACGTATCGACGAGATTAATGCCGAATACACGCGTAAATCAGCAACCAAAGATGAGTCTGAGTTGCAAGCCATCCGTGATAAGTTCAAGCGCATCGCCGACGAAGCGGCCAAGTTCAATGCGGATCCAAAGAACAAGCTTCACCTGGTAGATACATCCAAGCTGACTGAAACCCGGGACCAGGCTATCTCTGACCTTCAGTATAGACAAACTACGGAAAAGGTAAAGATCGAACTGGATAAACAAAAAGGCTTGTATGCTGAGTATGAGGAATACAAGACCAGATTAGGCAAGGATGCTGCGGACGAACACCGGTTAAATGACAACACTGTTTATAACTTAACACTGGAGGAAAATAAAAGAAAATACGATACATACCTGGAGTACCTGGAAGCAGGCAGGGCTAAGCTGCTTACAAAGGATCCTACCCAAATGAACGGCGCCGAATTGGAACGACTACATGATTACGACAAGCGTATCCAGGATGAGGTAAACGCCGAGCAGAAGAAATACGATGCGCTGGTAAAAGAGTTCATGACCTACAGCCAACAGCGGAAGGTACTGATGGAAAAGTACAATGCAGACTTTGCCACTCTTGAAGGTAACCCTGAAGCGCAGGCCGCCCGAACTCTCCGTTACCAGGAAGATCTAAAAAGCCTTGACGATAACAAGGTTCAAACACTTGATGCGTATAAAAGGCTGTTTGAAGGTATTGATCGCCTTTCTGATGAGAATGCTGCCAAGGTGATCTACAACGCCAAGAACATGCTTGATACCTTAACCCTGCAGGGTAAGGTGAGCAAGGAAATGGCTGATCAAATTAGAAAGCTGATCACAGACACCGAGAAGGCGCTAAAGGACCGCATGCCGGATCGACTGATCAACCTGGCCAATCAAATCGACAATCTCGCATCATCCGTTTCCAAGGTCGATGAGGGTTTTGGTAAGATGCTTTCTACTGTCGGGAATGTCGTAGGCCAGGTCGGCAACATCAAGAAGGGAATGGCTGATCTGAAAGCGGCCAGTGGCAAGGGTGATATGCTTAGTGCATTGGGCGCGGGGCTTGGTGTATTCGGCGCTGGTTTCTCAATCATCTCTTCGCTTGAAGGCCTGTTTGATCGTTCTGCAGAAAGGGAGGCGCAAAGGTCTTATTCCGCAGAACTGCAGAGCAAGCAGCTTGACGCAATAAACAGTGCACTTGAACGACAAGTTGCCCTGATCAACGATGCTTATGGAACCGATCGGTTGCTTAAATACTCTGAGGCGCTTTCTCAAATAGCGAAAGACACCGAAACGTACCAAGCAAAACTATCCGGAAAGATTGTCTTAACAGGGGACAAAGGACTGGATGATGAGATTGCCAAATACAATGCTGGCATCGCTACAGCATACGACAAAGAGTTTCGGAACAACCCTGTATTCACAAGGTTGTCGGAGAACACGCCGCTGGGCGCCCTTCAGGACTACCTTGATAATGGCAAGCTTGATGATGCTACGGCAAAGATCGTTGAGAACCTGATCAAGGTTAAACAACAAGCTGTTGACCTGCAGAACGCGCTTAATGCTGAGAATATTGGCTCATCCTTATCTGAAATCGCAGACGACTTCGTCAGCAAACTCACGGACGGTACCCAGGACTTCGGAAAGTCATTCGAGGATATTATCCGGAAGTCTATTTTAAATGGATTTAAAGGTAAGCTAATTCAGCAGCAGCTTCAAGGTTTCTATGATCAGTTTTCAGCGGCAACAGCGGACAGCAGTTTGTCTCCAGAAGAAATCGAAAAGCTACGTTCCGTTTACATGGCCGCGGCTGAGAAGGCAAAAAAGGACCTGGCAGATCTTGCAGCGGCAACTGGGATTGATTTGGATGATCCGGATTCCGGATCTAAAACCTCTGCTCTTCAAAAGAACATTACGCAGATCACCAGTGACCAGGCGAACGCCTTGGAAGGAATTTCAAGAGGTTCATACGATTACCTGAAAGTATTAGCTATGCTTCAAACCACCGGAAACGCTACCGCCATGCAAATACTTGATGCTTCTATGCAAGGGGTAAGATGGCAGCAGCAGACAGCAGAAAACACAGGAATTATGATCCAGCGCATGGATTCCCAATTAACAGAATTAAAAACCATTGCAAAAAATAGCGCTTCCTCGGGAACATCGTTACGGGGAAGTGGAAACCAATATGTATAAAATAAACGGAACAAATCTTTTTGACTCTTGCGGGTTCCTGGCAGATTCAAGCAGAGATTCAGTTAACTCTTTTGAGCGGCCGAATAATCCAGCAGAGGTATTTTCCCATAAATGGGAGAACGGAGTTGTTGACTGGGATCTTACTACGGTACCAGGGGATGAGCCGAGGCTATTCAAAATCACAGGAACAATCTTCGCAACAAGCGAAGCTGATTACAATTTAAAAAAAGCTGCGCTTGAAACAATTGTCAAGGTTCAAAAGGCAACCATCTACGTGCAGGAGATCGATGAAACGGTAAATGCCAAGTTCAAGGGTTTTACAGCCTGGAGCCGCCTGACACCGATAAAAGGAAGTAGTCAGATCGTGACTAAAGTTTCAATGGAATTTGACGAGTTATTAGGTCTTATATTTCCGACTTCTGCAATTTATTACGGAACAAGTAGTTCGGTTCCAATAACAGCAGCGGACGTTCAGGCTTTGACTGCTGTACCGTTTACAAGTACGGTAGAAGTGCAGACAGGGACTTTCAACCGTATCATAAGCTTGGCCTTGCAGTCCGATCATGGCATCACCAGTGTGACGGATTTGGATAATCCATATTTCCCGGCCGTCACATACACCTTATCTGGTACCGTAACCATTGGGACTACGAACTACAAAATTTACAGCCTCCAACTCGGAGCACCATATTCAACTAATCACAGACACAAATTTACTATAGCATAAATATGATTCCTTTTGATATACCTGGACCATTAAAGAATTTATTACCTGGTGCACTTGATTCTTGGCGGGGCCCATATGCCACTGTTGCGGCTGCTAATGCGGCAATAAAGAATACCGTGGTCATGGTTGACGGTGTACCAACTAGTTTTAGAAAATTGAAGATTGTAGATATTGGAAATGATGTAGACGGCTACACTGAATTCAAATGGATTGGTGGGGACTACGGTGACGACAAACTTGTACCTACACTTTTCGATGTTCTGACAAAGTCTTTATTCCCGAATATAGCCTCCATAGAAGGGAACTTTGTCGTAGGGAAAAACAAGTTCAATAAGAACGGAAAAATAACCGAGGGATACTATCTTTCTACCGGGGGATCACCCCTTCCTGCAGCAAATTCCTCTTACAGCGACTATATTCCTGTTGTACCTGGAAACGTCATGACCGCTTCGGGGATTACTGCAGGCCCTAATTTCGTGTTTTACGACTCTTCAAAGACGTTTATTAGTTCTACAGCGTCATTAATGCATACGATCCCGGCGAATGCTACAACAGTAAGGTTCAATACCAGATACAACCAAACCACACCTAATTATGGTGCGATACAGTATGAAATTGGCTCCTCTGCCACCGCTTACACGGCCTATGCGTTAAAACTCTCATCAAACAACGTCGAACAGATACTTCCGGATCTTACGCCTTATGTCGCAAAAGCCAACTATCCGGGCGTTTTAGGGCTTGAGTCAAAGTTTATAGCCGGAAAGAATAAATTCAACGGTGTTGTGACTGAGGGCGGCTATCTAAACACGGCAGGTGTTTTCTCGGCATTTGCGAACTCATCTTATAGCGATTATCAGCCGGTGACACCAGGTACCACGGAGACCGTTTCAGGATTAACCTACGATACGGCAACAGGTTTCGTGGTGGTGTTCTATGATGCGAACAAGGTTAAACTAACTACTGGCGGAGTTCTTACAGGCAGCGCGAACAAAACCCACGTTATTCCGGCTGGCGCGGCATTCAAACGGTATAATACACGCTTCAACCAGGCTACACCATCATACGGTACAATTATGAGCGCGCTAGGGACGGACACTGCATACGAAGCCTATTACGTCAAGTTATCTAGCAGCGCAGTAGAGGCGCCCGTCATCCCAGACCAAAGTATTGCAACAGCAAAAGTTGCGGATAAAGCAATTACTCCAGATAAGACGTCTTTCTTCTTAAACAGGCAGAATCTTTTCGACAAGGATACTATGGTTACTACAGGCGCATTACTGAATAATTCAGATGGGGTGATCGTAGCAAGCACAGCGTGGGCCTATGTTACTGTTCCTGTTGACCCTGCAAAAGGCAATATTGTAGTTACAAAAGGGGCGTCAAACGTCACAACTACCGACGATACCCTTCATTTTTTCAACTCAAGCGGCGTACGTGTAGGAACTTCAGCGACCCTGACAGCAGCAATCCCAGCTACAGCAGCAACACTGAAAGTTAATTTATCTCAGACAGCAGCAAATATTACTGCGGCTAGAAATAGCTTCATGGTCGAATACGGTACGGTTGCCGGGAGTACATACGTGGCCTACGGTGTTCCGAATACCATCTTACCAGAACTACTGCCGACCACAGCAAATGCTTTGGCGGGTAAAACCGTAACATGGGTTGGAGATTCAATTGTTCATGGTACAGGCGGTTATACCTCATTTGTTGAGCAAGTCGGGGCGAAACTTGGTATATCTGTTCTAAATAGAGGTGATAATGGCGCAACAATAGCTAATATTTATCCGCAAGCAGCAACGTTATCTGGGGCGCAGTTGACTTACCAGTTTGTTACCGGATCAAACGCTTGTGTATTTTCTGCAGGAACTAACGACTTCTTTAGAGCATTACCGATTGGAACTTATGCGGACGGTGCAAACGGGATAGACACGACGGTTAAAGGTAGTTTATACAAGGCTATAACTTGGCTGAGAACGAACGCTCCTGCCTGTAAAATCCTATTTCTTACCCCAATTGAGCGGTCAGATAAAACAGATGCAAATGCTATAGGCTTAAAGCTTATTGATTACAGGAATGCAATTATTGATGTATGCAACATCATGGGTGTTCCATACCTGGATATGTACTACAATAATCTGATTTCAGTCCCTACGGCCTACAAATATTTACAGTCTGACGGACTTCACCCGAACGATGGTGGATACCTCGTTATGACCGATGTAATCGCTCCGGTAGTGGCCAAACTATTGATGACATAGGAATTGCCATGCTAAGCGAATGGCAATTCATTATACCTATCGATGTCGAAAGGTGATACCTCGAAAGAATAAAGATCTACCGTGTGGAATTTTCCATCATAATATCTGACAGTAAGAATATCAGTATCAACTTTTACGACAAGAAGTTTGTGATCAGGGGCTAATTGAGAGTGAGATACCCAATCTCCGACGTTAATTTGTTTTTCCATTGTTATTGTTTGAGGCGTAAATGTAGAAAATTAAAGTGTAAATAAATTGCATAGATAGATTATATACCACCCAACACACGTAAGCCCTATACCCATTTACCCACCTAATCAGTGGGATTTTTGTTTAAGCCTTGACAATATATACTATTGTCAAATGTAACTTTAAGGCCTGAGTTACTGTTGCATTAGCTTCGTGATATTTCGCAAAGCATGTATACCGACGTCCTAAAAGCATCCACACCAATCGAGTCATTCCCGTTACGAGACGATATCTCAATTATATGGGAGCTGATGGGTGCAAAAGAGATTCGGGCCGAAGTCTTGCTACCTGGTGTGTTGACTTGTCCTGTGGGCGCGTATATCATGTACAAGGGTGAACCCTACACCGTGAACACAGTACCCAGCGTGAGTAAAGGAGTTGAAAATGAAGTGTTGGTTTACAAATACTCAGTTGTTTTTGAATCTATTCTTTACCGGCTCTACGATAAGAAGCTACGCCACCTTGGTAACCGGACTTTTCAGTTCTTCTGCACACCCGCGGAACTTGCTAAGTTGATTGTAGATTGCATAAACGAAATAGATCCAGGTTGGACCGTCGGCGTCTGTGATGATTTGGACCCGAAAACGATTAACTTCTCCGGCCACACTTGCAGAACCGCGCTTGACACCGGAGCCGAAGCGTTCGGAATTGAATGGGATGTCACCGGTAAAGTAATTCGGTTTACAAAGCAAGTCGGCACAACAAGGCCACTCACTTTTAAATATGGTCAGGGAAATGGGTTGTACAGTCTTTCATACGCCTACCAGAACGACAAAAACATTGTTACCCGTGCTTATGGCTATGGTAGCACCCGCAACCTAGCAGAGGACTACAGGGATGGCGCAACTCAGCTGATGTTTGATGATGGGTATCTGGAGAACAATGTTGCACTTTACGGCGTCAAGGAAGGTGATTACGAGAACCAAGATATTTATCCAGAGGTAAAAGGGACCATAAGCGATGCGGTCGCATGGGTAGAAGGGTCCGGAACATTCAAGGTAATAGATGACAGTTTATCTTTTGATCTGAACGATTACAAGTCTGTTGAAACGCCAAAGCTATCATTCACATCCGGAGAGCTGCAAGGTCAAGAATTTGACATCTTGGACTTCGATAACTTAACCAAAACCTACACCCTGAAAGTCTCTCAGGACGGTAACAATCTTACTCTACCAAACGCAACCTTCCAGGCACAACCAGGCGACACGTATACCTTGTTTGATATGCCTTTACCAACTGAGCTTGTTACCGCTGCTGAGGCTAAACTAAGGGCAGCTACACTGGAATGGCTAAATACCAATTCCAAACCTCAAGTCCTATACAGCCTGGAACTGGATCCGCTTTATACCCGAGACAACAACATCATGCTGCAGCCTGGAGATCGGGTGACAATAGTGGATGAGGCACTTGGAATTAATGAGCTGATCAGGGTGAGTAAGGTGCAATATCCGGTTAACTTTCCGGAGCAGATTACGCCCTCTACTAAGATCGTTGTTGAGATCGCAAACTTTGTTCCCTACACGCTTACTGAACGGGTGCTTAGTGATATTCAGGAAACCAAGCAGCAAGTCAAGACTACAATCAGCAAATCCAATTATTTCAAGCGGATGGCTGAGTACGTCAAGACTTTGACGGGAGTGGACTACCTGCCGCCTGGAACTGCTATTATTGATCCTGCCACGGGAACGATCACCGCAAACCTGATCAACGCCGATTACATAGTTGCCCGGAACTTACTGACCGGAAAGGTTAGGATTACCGCCGAAAACAACAATATCATAATCGAGGATGCGGATGGTGATGCCGTTATCATTATGGATGATGATGTAGCCATTGAAGGTTATACATTGCAGCTTAATGACTTTGGTAGGCCGACTATCGTTCCTGTATACGGCCCAGGCTTCCGAGTGGGTTTATCGCCAAACAACTCTGATGGATTTTCTTCGATGGGGCGCAGGGGATTTTTCACTAATTGGGCGTATCGAGCCGGAGGAAACGGAAAAGAAATTACAATGGACCGCGACGGATTTACGGTAAATTCCGGTAAACGGACAATATCCGGATCTATAATTATCCCACCATTTGCAGGCACCACCGATAACAAGAAACTGCTAATCGAAAACGGGCTGATCGTTGGTTATGAAACAGCGACAACGCCTGGATCAATAACCGTTAACGATCCAACTAGCCTGCCTGTAGATAACACCAATGATACTGGGTACGTACCTGATACCGGCGGTGGCGTTGATCCACCTATTGATATTACCCCGACCACATTCAAGGCAGCGAACTTTCCCCTTGGACTTGTGACAAAGAGAGGGCAGACATCAAATACCAACTATACTACAACGTTGATCAATCATGCGCCCAGGTTCACGATTGAGAACGATCTAAAGACCACAACAACAAGGGTAAATGAAACCACCTTTAATTATGCGAATGCTGATACGCAGGTAGCCTGGGCAAAAGAAAACGGGCTCACTGTTCACGGACATTGTTTATTATGGGCAAAGGATGCGTATATCCCTCAGTACATTAAGGACTACGAAACGGCAGGAACCCTGACAACCCAACAATGGAAGGACAAACTAAAGGATCTGATTCAGGCCCCAATTCTGCATTACAAGAATACAGCCTCAGTGTCTGGTGTAATTAAATCCTGGGATGTAGTTAACGAACCATTCCTTGAAGCTGCAGACATAGATACCACCGCACGTGTAGTTTTCAAAAACTGTGTTTGGTTGCGTGTATTAGGCCCCGACTACATTAAATTAGCTTTTCAGTATGCCTATGAGGCAGATCCAACGTGCCTGTACTTCCTTAATGATTACGGCTGGGAATACGGTTGGAAAAAGGTTGATGAGATGGTTAGGCTTGCAACTGAGTACCAAGCTGCAGGTATACCGATGCACGGTTGGGGCTTACAGCTTCACACTTACCTCAGTATGTCAAACAACGGCATAACAAGCAACTTGCAACGCCTTGTTGATACAGGTTTAAAAATCCATATCTCCGAGCTTGCAATTCAGCTTCGCGAAGGAACCGTACCAAACCCATTTGTCTTAACACCGGAGCTTGAAGCCTCACAAGCCGCGAAGTTCGTTACCATTTTCAATGCATTCAAAGCGATACCCTCCGTGCAGAAGTTCGGAATCACAACATGGGGGATCATAGATTCCGGTTATTGGAAAGTGATTGAATCAGGTAACGCTGACTACCCGCTACTGTTTAACGATGATTTCACGACTAAACAAGGGTATCGAGATGCCCTAACGGCTATACTTACATAACCTTATGAGCCTTTGACATGGCTTGTATTTCTGCCTGGGTAGGCTTCGGATCTTCTTTTTTACAGCTAGTCATAGCCAATAATAATGCCGCGATTATTACAATGTTTTTCATGTGTAAATATTCGTAGCAAAGACGGCAATTAAAATAGGTAATAACTACCAAAATAATTGACAATATGCACCATTGTCAAGGGTTTACGTTTCCTGCTGTCGGCGGCAGAAGTAAGTTTATGCAGTACAATTCTAAACTTATCTATGAAAAAGTTACTTCTAAAATTATTGCGTCTGTTGGGAATTATAAAAGCCGAGCAGGCTGCGCCGGTTCAGGTACCGATTACAGTTGATCCGGTTAAAGATCCTGTTAAAGAGCCCATCCCAGATGTGCCACCGGCGATCGAACCCGAAAAGCCAGAAGAGGATCCTGTGATCATTCCAACTGATCCGCCAATTGTGGTAGCGCCTATTCCCCCGGCGCCAGCACATTTCCCTGAACAACAGCCCGACAAACCTGTCGAGGTCATACCTGAGCCAGCAAAGGAAGAATCGGTTAAACCAGATCCCGTAATTGAAGTTCCACCAGTGCCTGTTCCTGTTGAAACTAAGCCGGAGCCCGTGATTGTTCCATTTCCTAAACCTTCACCCGCTCCGGATCCGATGCCACCGGCAGCATCCCTGAAACAATCTCCCGTGAAATGGGGCGTAGCATTCAAGGAAGGTGATCTGAAAAACGCCAAGGTGATCGAAAAAACCTATGAGCAGTTTGAGTCTTTAACACCTGAGAACGGAATCAAGACCGGCCACGTACAGCCGAAAGAAGGGCAGTTTGATTTCTCAGACGCAAAGGCCCTCGTTAAACTTGCTAAAGCCAAAAGCATGCGTGTCCATGGTCATGCTTGTTTCGTTTGGCCAGGCCAAGAAAAGAATCTTCCGGCTTTCTGGCACGAGGCGGCAAAGGTTAAGGACAAATACATCGCCTTGCTGAAAAAGCACGTACAAACCACAGTAAAGGAATTCAAGAACGATATTTTCTCCTGGGATATAACAAATGAAGCGCACCAGGATAATGGCAAGCCCAGACCGTGCTATGCGCTTACCCATATGGGCGAAAGTTATCCGGAGCAAATAGCCAAATGGGTTTTAGAGGTGCAGCCGACTGCCAACAACTTCATATCCGATTATGATTTTGAAACTGCCAGTAAGAAAGCGACCGTGGTGATCGCCTATGCCGGTGAACTCAAAAGGAAAGGCCTGGTACACGGTATCAGCTCGCAAATGCACACTAACCTGAAAATGGATTACAAGCAGTTCAAGAAACGTCTTGATGAAATGGCCAAGAATAATCTGTTGGTTCATTTATCGGAACTGGATATTGCATGTAAGCCAACGGAAGAAGTACAACGGTCCGCTAAGTACAAGGAGATCACCACCGGATTCCGGACGTTGCCAGCCACACTTCAATACGGAATCACAACATGGTCTTATACTCATGGCAAGAACTTTATGAACTACAAGAAAGTTCCCATGCCATACGCTCCTGCAATCTTCGATGATGAATTCAAAGGCGGACTCTCTTTGGCTTCCATTCTCCAGGTGAAGTAGTACCTATCGAATTTACTTATAAAGGCTTGACAATATACACCATTGTCAAACCTTACCCTCCGTCATCCTTATAGGTGGAGGTAGTTTTGTTTCACAAATCATAGTGAGGGTGAAATGAAAGAGATTACGCAGCTATCAAACAAAGGTGTTCAATTTATAATGCAGGAAGAAGGCCTGGTAAAACGGCCGTATCTTGATTCATCCGGAATCCCGACGATTGGGGTTGGGATGACGTTTTACCCCGATTCTGGGCTAAAAGTTAAGATGATGGATCCGCCGCTTACCACCGAGCAAGCAATAAGATATTTCCGGATGATGGTGCGCCAGTTTGAACTTGGTGTTTATTCTGTTACCAGGGATGATATCAATCAGAATCAATTTGATGCGCTTACGTCTCTCACCTACAATATCGGCACTGGCACTAAGGGCTTCAAGGGATCTACGCTTCTAAAGAAAGTAAACGCCAACAAGGACGACAAGAGCATCAGAACTGAGTTCGAGAAGTGGAAGTTTGCAGATGGTAAGCCAATTCTGTTGAGCCGCCGCAAACGAGAAGCTGTTGTTTACTTTACTCCAGTAGAGGAGCAGCATGCTACCGATGAGCAGATGTATATTAATCATGTGAAGCATATCCAAACTAAACTCGGGATTGATGCGGACGGGATCTTGGGTAAAAACACCAAAGCTGCAGTTCTAGAATTCCAAAAGAAACACGGGCTGGATCAGGACGGAATAGTTGGGCCCGCTACTTTGGCTGAATTGAATAAAGTCTAATGCCGGAAGAAGAAGTTAACATGGGACAGGTCGACTTAACTAAGGATAAAGGGTCATGGTTTTCCGGATTCAAGCAGGCTCTAGCATCCCCACCAACGTATTATATGCTGGTGGCAATATCGGTTATGTGGTACTTTGTATATCGGTTTGGAACGAGTTCTGACCAGGTAAACATCAACTGCGAGGCTGAAAAAACAGAGCTCCGAAAAGAACTTACCCAAGCACGCGCCGACAAAGATGCTCTCACAACAGCTCTACTTATCAAGAATGGAATTATCCTTCAACAGGCCCAAGATAAAAAGGAATTGGACAGTACCATTCGGACAACAGTAGGCCAAAAGGCAAAAAGCATTGTAAAAGAGAAATAGCATGAGGAACGCACGAATCATCTTAGAAATAATCCTTGTCGTAGTGGCCGGGGTATTCATCTATAAATACATCAGCAACACCAGGGAGCTAGCTGATTTCAAACAAAGCAACAAGCTTGTGAAATCCCAAGTTCTCAAAGAGGCTAAAGAGATCGCCCGAAAGGTTGATGACAAAGGCATTGAAACCGTGATCTATGATGTGACTGGTCATAAGGCGCCGGTGGAAGTCCTTTCGTCCAATGCCAGTACTAAAGGTATCATCGACACTACGGCTATGGCTCTTGATATCCGGACTAAGCAACTCAAACAACTTCTGGTTGTAAAGGGGAGTCTGGAGGCAGAGAATCTACAGCTTAAAAAGCAATTGAGCAGTACGCACCAACCGTACTATACATACACAGGCAACGGTCTTACACTAAAATTCACACCACCGAACGAGAACGATTCAGTGGCCACAGCCGACTTTACAGCTAATGTTCAGATCAAAGCTACTCAATACTGGAAGCGAAGCTGGTTTCTGGGAGCAAAGAAAAGCATCCTTGCAGTAAGTTCCGACAACCCTTTATTCAAGATCAATGGTGCCGACTTCATCGAGATCGAACAGAAACAGCCAACCTTTGGTTTGCGCGTCCAGGCGAACACCGCCTACAATATGGACAACGGTCAGTTAAGTTACGGCCCGGCGGTTAGGTTCGATGCCGGCCGATTCAGTTTTCAAGGTAGATACAGTAAATACCCGAATGATCCCAAATGGAAGCCGAGCATAAATGCTAGCTTTGATATCTTGAGGTTTTAA